CTGGCGGTCTATCTATTGTTTTCGGTTGCTTGCTTCTTTACCGTACATGAGCATTGGAAGCAGGGTTGTCCTGGCCGTAACCTTCCAGAAGGTTGATAACGCCCCAGATACCAAGACCTGCGCCCAGGGCCACTACGAGAGTCTGCAAAACACCAACTGCGCTGTTGAAAAATTCCATAAAATAATCCTCCTAAAAAATGTTTTTGATTTTGGGTTAAGTTGTTGCGTCAATCTCGTACACATCGAAGGTGTCCGTGGGTTTTACCACGGCACGCTGCTTCTTCATGTACCGTTCCATGTCAAAGACATTTTTAGGGTCGGCGTCGGCCGTGTATCTGTAATTCGGGTGCCGGGTGAGGTCGTACTTGTCCGAAAGGAACGGGCGCACGCCCCGCAGCATGAAGATACACTTGCCGCCGTCCATCACTGCCAATTCGTCCTGGGTCATCAACTCCTTTCCTAATTTCTGATAACTGAGGCCGTGGGAAACCTGGCTGCCCCGGTTTTCAGACTGGTTATAGTGGAGTAGGGAGGCACCGCCTTGCCATATTACTATGGTAGGTTTGCACCACCCTCTCCGGGAACCGGACTTACATCTCTCAATGTATCCGGCTCTGTTATCGTTCGGTCAGTAGTTACTCACTGGTTGTGGATTGCAACATGGCATTTTTTGCACACAACCAGCGTTTTACGCCGTTTTGCAATCATTGCAACCTCCCATGCCTGCTTGCCCTTAAGGTTTTTGAGCTTGTTGACATGGTGAACTTCGTAACAATCGCTCTCGGTCGTACCGCATAGCTCACAGACCTTTGCTTTCAATCTCTGCTCCAAGGCTGTTCGGGAATATCCGTACTCCACCGCAGCATTGCATACGATGTCCGTCGGATTGGCCTTATCCTTGCAATCGGAGTATTTTGCAAAATAGCATCGTTTTTGCCCCGTTGTGGTTTCATAGGGGATTCCCCATTCTCCGTTGCGGTCTTTGAACTTCTCAACCACCTTGGATATGGTGCATTTATGCTTACTTGCGAGGGTTTTGAGGCAACTGTATTCCATGAGATAGGAAAAGTAGCACAGTTTATAAAAATTGCTGGCAATTCCATAGTAGTTGCAGATTCCCCGTAATTCCGCATTGTAGGCAGAAACGATTTCCAAATCTGTGAGTCGCAAAAGAGATTTACGGCGGACAGGCATGAGTTTCCCGTCCGGTTTCTGTATCGCAATTTCCTTGGCGAAAATGAAGCTGTGAATCTTATCATCGAATGGGATAGACAGTTCACAGGAATTGTTGAGGGTGCGTTTTGTCTTTTTGCCCGGCCCACCATGCTTGATAATGCTGCTTCTGCGAACACGAACATCGTACCCCAAAAATCTTGCCCTTTCGCTGCTGTGAGTTATGAGTGTTTTTTCTTCGCTGAGTTCCATCTTTAAGGTTTCACGGATAAACTCAGAAAGTTTACTCTTTATCCACTGGCAGTCCTCTTGACTTCCTTTCACACCGAGAATAAAGTCATCCGCATAGCGGATATACTTGATGCACTTTTTTGTCTGAGCTGTACAGGGCATTTTCAGCATGAGCTTCCGCTTTTCGTTGTATTCGGAAAGCAATTGTTCTCTTTCTGCCCCGGTGCGTCTGCCGATGTGATAGGAAAGTTTCTGGAGGTCATTGCTTAGGAGGCGATATTCTGTCCTGACAGGTTCTTGCCCATGGGTATCAAATTCGCTTTTCAGCTTCATTACAAATTTGTCCAACTCATGCAGATAGATGTTGGCAAGGAGCGGAGAAATGATACCGCCCTGTGGAGTACCACTGTAGGTTTTGTGATATTTCCAATCCTCCAAATATCCAGCCTTTAGAAATTTGTAGATCAGCTTTATCAACCGGGCATCCTTGATTTTGCTATGAATCAAGCCTACAAGAACGCTGTGGTCGATATTGTCAAAGCACCCTTTGATGTCACCCTCCACGAACCAACGCATACCATTGAACTCCATTTTTAAGGATTTCAGTGCAGTATGGCAGCTCCTTTGGGGTCTGAATCCATGGGAAACTGGCAAGAAAACAGGCTCATACACCGCTTCGAGAACCATCCGCAGAACTTCCTGTACCAGCTTATCTGTGAATGTCGGGATTCCCAGAGGCCGCTTTTTCTTGGGATTGTTCTTCTTCTTGATATAGGTTCTTCTGACGGGTGTGGGCTGATAGGTTTCATCAGCGAGCCTTTGGATGATATTTGCGATTTTGGTTTCGCTGAATCCATCTGCCGTGTCATCGTTTGCACCCTTAGTTGCGGCACCGCTGTTGGCATACAGATTTTTATATGCCAGAAAATACAGGTCTGACCTCAGCATATAGCGGTACAGTCTGGTGAAAATTTCATCTTTATTTGCGAGTGAGTTTCTACTGATTCTTGCTAAAATTTCGGTTGTTGGTTGCATTTTGAGGTTTTCCTCCCTAATCAACTTTTCTTTTAGTACACAATAACTACGCCCCTTCGCCATGTGAGGGTCATTCCCCTCTCGGACTACTACGGGCGTTCCGTGCCCATGCAGGATTTTCAGGCTCTACAGCCATAGCCGAATTTTCACCTCCTTCGGTTGGCGTTCCTGTTTAGGGCATCCCCAGTTAGCGTTGAGCATAGGCAAATGTGGATTGTCGGTCTCCGCTTTCGTTTCCTTGCCATAGGTTCTCCTACAGATTGCACACCGTTTTTGATAACCGATTGATTGACACCTATAGCCAATCGCCAGTGTGCCAGAGGTTACAGATACTTTCCTCCGTCTGACCGATAACAGAAATTAGAAACTTGCGTTCAGTAAACCCAACTTAAGCCTCATATCCACTTAACATTGCAGCTCAGTCGCACCAAGTTATCTTTAGGTGACTTACTGCTTTCCTGCCGTGCTGTGTTCTCGTTTCAGCTTTCGCCTTTCGGTCAGGCAGGTTGTTTCCCGTGTTATCTTACGGGGTAGTGCCTTACACTACTTTGCTCAACGCCCTATCTGGGCGCACGAGATCAATGGTCTCTTTCCTCAGCAGCTCCGAAATTTCCTTGAGCGTGGATTTCTCTTTGCCTCCCAAAAACAAGGTGCTGTCACAGTTACCGACGATGGTATCCGCCGCGTCCTTGTAGATGGTCTTTAGCTGACTCTGCGACTGCAAAATAATAGAAGCCGATATTTCACGGCTTCGGATGGTGGCAATCAGCTTATCGAAGTTCGGTATCTGGCCGATGTTGGCAAACTCGTCCAGGATCAGACGGACATGGACGGGCAGTCGCCCACCGTAGAAGTCATCCGCCTTGTCGCAGAGCAGATTGAAAAGCTGACTATACATGAGGGCGGCCACGAAATTGAAAGTGCTGTCCGTATCTGACAGGATCACAAACAGCGCCGTCTTTTGGTCGCCCAGGGTATCCAGTTCCAGTTCGTCATATTCCATCAGGTCCCGCAGCTCCTTGATATCGAAGGGTGCAAGCCGGGCACCGCAGGAAATGAGGATGGATTTTAAGGTCTTGCCCGCCGCCATCTTGAATTTGCGGTACTGCTTGACGGCGAAGTGGTCCGGCTCCCGTTCCTCCAACTGAGAAAAAAGCAGGTCCACCGGGCTTTGATAGGTTTCGTCGTCCTCTCTGGCTTCACTGGCATTGATAAGGTCCAGAAGTGTGATGAAGTTCTTTTCTTCCTCCGTGGCCTCGTACCAGATGTAGCCGATCAGTGCGGAATAATAGAGGCGTTCCGCTTTGACCCAGAAATCTTCCGAAGATTTTTCGCCTTCGCCCTTCGTGTTCATAATCAGGGCGTTCACCAGCTTTAAGATATCCTTCTCTGATCGAATGTAGGCCAGCGGGTTGTATTTCATGGATTTTCGGAAGTTTATCAGGTTGAGGCACTTGATACGGTATTTCTTCCGTTCCAGGAAAGCGCCGATCTCCGGCAGCAAGGTTCCTTTCGGATCAGTGCAGACATAGGACGAATGAGCTTGCAGCAGCGACGGCTTACAGAAGAACCGCGTCTTGCCGCTGCCGGAACCGCCGATCACCAGAATGTTTTTATTTCTGGCATACTTCGGCTGCTTTGGACGGCTCGCCATCGTGATCCGTTCCGTCTGCGTCATGGGGATGTTCTGGAAAAAGTCCTTGTCCATGTAGGGAGCGATATCTACCGCCGTACCCCAGCGGGCAGAACCATACTCGATCCCGTGGCGATACTTCTTAGCGTTCTTGCCTTTCAGGTAGACCGCCATGCGAAGGATCACCGCACCGGCTATGCCGATCAGCAGGTCCGTGGGATGGAAACTGAGCCACGGGGAGGAAAGGGCTGCCGTGAAGCCGTCCCCAATGGAGAGCAGCTTGCCGGAAAGGTCAGCACCGGGCGCAAGCCGGAAAGCCTGTGCCAGCTTATCGAAGGGATACACGAACAGAAGATACGGAAGGTTCAGCAAAAACAGTTTTTTCATGTTCATCTCTGCACGCTCCGATCTTTGACCTTTACTTTCTCCCGGTCAATGGTGCGGTGTTCCGTTTTCTCCGCCGCCTGTTCCTTCGCCTGGGTCAGCCGCTCCCGGATGGAGGGCTTTTCCTCACGGCTCATTTTCCGGCTGGCAAACTCCTGAAATGCCGCTGTGATGGCATCCGCGTCCCGGCTTTTGAAAAAGACCAGGTAACGGGGCTGCTCTGCGGCGGTGTCTTTCTTCAAGGCAAAATCCACATGGTATTTCTTCGCCACACGGGAGAAAGCCTTGATATTCTTGTCACTGATCTCGATATTGGCAAGACCGGCGTTCTGGCTGGCAAGCTGTTTAAGACTCTGCCTGCCGCGGTAGATTTTGGGTTTCTGGCTTTTCTGGATTTCCTCCAGGAACTTTTTGACGGCCTTTTCAAAGACTTGCTCGCTTAGCTTGGCTCCGTCAACAATGAGTGTTACGGCGCCCCGCGTTACTTCCTCTTGCATTTAGCCTCGCCCCCTTTGCCCGTCCCCGTACATATCGTGCTGCACCAAGGAAGAATAGTAGCTGTTGATGGTGACTGGGGCATTATACAGCGCCGCCAGCAGATATTTCTTGATGTTGCGGACATAGGTGGTGTTGTCCTTCATGCAGTCCATGACATACTGAACATGAGAACTGTCCAGCTTCAGGAACCGGGATTTGACCACTTCTGCCGGATAATCGTCCCCGGCAATACGGATCGTCTTGCGGGCAGAACATACGGTATCCACGATCAGCTCCGTGATCTCGTCCAGCATCTCATGGTCAACACGGTCACTGTTTTTCCAGAAGTCATATTCGATATTCTCTAAAATCAATTCTCGATAGCTTTCTCTGGCTCCCATCCCATCCGTTCCCATCCTCGCCCCTGCGGGGGTAGGGGGATTTGATTGGATAGGATTTGATACTTCCGTACTTGATAAATCAGTTCTTGATGGATCGTTACTTGATTTATCTTTATTTAATTGGGCGGGTTCTTCCTGAACAGGCGTGACCAATGTTGGGTTTGCCTGTACGGGATTTTCCCGTATAGGTTTTTCCTGTGCAGGTGTTGGCTCTTTAGGCTGCTCCAGAATGGTGTACTCGATCGAACCAAGCTGACCGTTTGCGCCTCTCACGCGCTCACGGATCAGATAGCCGTGTTCCTCCAGCTCCCGGATGCCGCCACTGATACTGTCGATACCGTCCTTGCAGATACGGGAAAGCCCCTTCATGGTGTAGTCCCAGTTCTCCGGCAGGGACAACATGAGGGAAAGAAGCCCCTTTGCTTTCAGCGACAGGGACATATCCCGCAGATGGTGGTTTGACATGACCGTGTAATCACGGGTCTTTTCGATACGGAAAACTGCCATGCCTGATACCTCCTTCCTCATGGTTTGAAAAGTGTTGATTTTCGGTGTTTCCTCCGTCTGTATCTCTCCCATACCCTTCACATGGGAAAACATCCATGCCCCTTTCGGTTCGTGGCACAGAGGGGAAGGAACAGCGGATTTTCCACCTTTTTTGATACAGTTTTCAGTTCCCTACAATTCACGGTCTTTGTGGTCATAGCGGAGGTTGCCAGCTATGACCTTCGCATGGTTCTTTATTTTGATAAATCCCTTGTCCTGGTTCTCCAGGGCCTTTCCGTATCCGGCTTCGGTCAGGAACAGGCGCATTTTATCACCCTTGTATCCCATGGGGGACTCATGGGAGAGGACGTCAAAGACGATCATGTGGCGGGTATCGGGATCGAACCGCTCCAGGGCCATGATATCGTGACCGGTCATCTTCTGGGCACCGGATTGCTGCCTGGCCTCCGCCAACATTTCCCCGATAGTCCTTGCCTTGCCGGGCAGACGGTAATTCTTCTGAACATCCCGGATCACATCCATGCACTCCTTATCGGAGAGAGGACGGAGCTTTTTCAAAAGGCCTTCCGCCGTGTCCTTCATGGCCTTGTCAGGTGCATAGCGCCAGGTCATGTAAATTTCATTCAGAGCGGCCCCCTGGCTGGTGCCCTCGACCTGATAGATCATCCTTTTTTCAGCTTCACTTAAATTCATTTATCCGGCTCCTTCCTAAAATGGGCAACAAAAAAGCCACAGGTTTTTTATGCCTGCGGCTTGTGCCATGCTTCGCTTATGTGGGAGCGGAAGACAACAGAAAAGGGATACCATTCGTGAAAATAGTATCCCTGCTCTGTAAACTTATTCAATTTTTGATGGTTGCATTGTCTGTCACTGTCCACAAAGCCTTTATTTTACTTGTTTTTCTCAACCATCCTTATCAAAGCCTTGCATTTTCAAGGGTTTTCGGCTTTTTTATTGAGCAGTAAAAGAAAAAATAATCAAGCTTCGCTTGGAGAGGTTTTTCTCTTTTATTGCTGCAAGGTGTTCTTCTCGTACAGGGCGATAGCAAACTCAAGCATCCATTTTCCGGCTGAATCAGAAGCCACTTCCTCAAAGCGTTCTGAAAACAGCGGAAAAAATTCTGATTTTTCTCAAGAAAACGGCCCCCTCCCCTGCCACAATTCAGAATTTTGCGGGAAGATGAGGCAATAAAAAGGATCCGCAACCTAAGTTGCGGATCCTTTTGTCTGAGTGTGATAAAAAAGATACCCTTATTCCTTATCTTTTTCAGCTGTCTCTGCACTGATTTCAATAAGTTCCGTAACCGCCTCATTCAACTGAGACGCACTTTGGGAAGTAATGACTGATGTTCCCGTTTCCGATTCCAGTGCTTGCCGGGCAACCTTCGCAACTTTGCCGCCTCGTTTTGCAACTTTGACATTTTCAGAAAATCCAGCGGGCTTTTCAGCCGCTGAAATATCCTTGGTTGAAGTCTCCGCCAGCATAGTCAAGATGATTTCTGTTGTACTCATATTGTCTCGGAGATTTTCTTTTTTCAAGCCCTTTAAATTTTTATACTGCCGTGTCGTCATCCCAGACCATGCTTTTGTAATTTCATCCGTCAAAATCGCATACTCGCGCCCCTGCTCCACACCTCGTGCCTGCCACTCGGCAGTTAGTTCATTGCGAACACGTATGGAAAGCAGCCGCTGATGAATCCAGTCTGTGCTGTACCCCTTCTTCTGATAAGTTTCCAACGCACGGTCAATCGTCAATTCCGGGTCAATAGTTTCTTCGACTCGTTCGCGCCCCACCTGCGCCAGCCAAATTTTGAAAGGCTCCGCTTTCGGAGATGGAACGGATTGAATCAGACGGAAAAGTTGCTCTGTTGTAGCTACATCAGTTAAATAGCGTTTGCCATCCGCAGAACGCAGTTTCAGTTGACTACAAAGTGTAGGCAACTCACTGCCTTCTTTCTTTAGACGGTTTTTCAGTACGCTCCAATATTTGGCCGCGTGACGTGTATCGGGTTGCTCAGTCAGAACCGCAATAACATCCACAATAGAAAAGTACCATTCTTCCTGCTCGGCATCCCACGCAGTACGGATTTTCTGATCTTCAAAAAGTTGAATCTCGTTTGTTTCCATTGCAAGTTCCTTTCTGAAACACTATCTTTATTATGATGATAAAACTATTCTATATATGTTCTCATAATATTGATAAATTCGCTTATATCTCCAAAATAATTCGGATATGCAGATTTAAGTGTTGAGAATGATTCCGCACGAACCAGTACAGCATCAACCACAGGATTCTTTAAACTTTCAATAGTAGTATAATCTTTATTGGCATCATCCACTTCGCTTGGCTTATAACTATTTATCTTCAACTCATTCGTTTCATAGTTCAATTGCAGCACATCTCCTTTCAAATTACCCAACTGTAGTTGATTTTTCCTATTGCATCTAACATAACTTTATGAACAATATACTTGCAAACTCCAATTTTTATATGTAAAACATAATTACTTGTTTCCTATTCTGTAATTATATACTCTATTACAGTATACCTATAATATATCACTTTGTCGAGACTTTTTCGAAAGATTATCTTCATTTAGGCATATCTCATGGATATTGTTATTTACTGGCATGTTCTATTTTTTCTCCTCTGCACCTCTTCAAAAATCTCTTTTGACACAATCGCCTCGTGCGCGTTTTCTACCAGAAACATGCTCTGTTCCCCGCAATTTTTCTTTTGCTTTCCTGTCAGGAAATCTGGCGTGTAGATCTTTTGGAGCAAGAGATTTCCCATATACTTTTCATTACTCAAGATGCGGTCTATTGTTGAGGTACTCCACTTCGTCTTGCCCGTAACTGTCTTTATTCCATTTTCTTCAAGATATCGCTTGATTTTGCGTACCCTATTGCCATCCAGATACAAAGAGAATATTTTACGAACAATTTCTGCTTCTTTGGGAACAACTACCAATTTCCCCGTTTCATCTTTTGTGTATCCTAAAAAACGCGTATGATTCAGCACAGCTTTTCCGCTGCGCATGCGCTGGTGGATACCAAACTTGATATTTTCACTTTTCGATGCGCTTTCCTCCTGTGCCGCAGCAAGCAGGATGGATAGCACCGTGTCGTTTACTTCCAACGTGTTTATTTGTTCCACTTCTGACAGCAATGCAACATTCATTTTCTTTAAACTCTTTATAGTTGATAATGCCTCTAGGGTGTCTCTCCCAAATCTACTCAGTGACTTAACCAAGATTATATCAAAACGGTGCTTCTTCGCATCGTGCATCATTTCAATATAGCCGTTTCTTCCATTTTTCCGTGTTCCTGATCCAATGTCTTTATAAATTTTGTAAAGCATCCAATCCGATTTTCCTCTACAATCCTTTCAAAATAGCTTTCTTGTATTTCAAGGCTATGGATTTGCTCCGCTGTATTTTTACTGACACGGCAATAAACTGCCACTCGCTGCTTTTTTACTTTTGCCTGATCAACCTTTATAACTTGCGGCTGAATTACATACATTTTTGTTTGCATAGAAAAATCCCCCATGCCAATTATAGCATGAGGGATTTAGTACGCATATAAAGAGTAAAAGCCACATTCAAATTCTCATTGAATGTAGCTTTAAACTTGGTGGGACTTTGCGCACAGCATCCGAACACTTCACCACTTGCAGCATCGTTGATTTCTTGCATCCGCACGGCTACCTTACCATTGTCGGTATAATTAAATGCAATGTCAAAGTGATCGTCGTACAAATAGATAGCGTTGACAAATGTCTTAATCAGCCGCTTTTGGCTGTCACGGTCTGCCATATCCAGCGCGGCCATCTCTTGCAGGAAGAATAGAATCATATCCCGTGTGAGCTTAAAGCCCCCAGTCAGCCCCGCCTCAGCACGGGACTGGCTGAGGGCTTGTTTTTGGTTTGTCAGTTCATCCATGCGGGTTTTTGTCATCTCATTGATGATGCCCATTTCGATGGCTTTCATCACATTGGAGAGCGCCCTATCCACATCGGCTATCTGCTTATCCAGTGCCTTGATGGTATCACCGGATGTATCGCTACGCTCATAGGCGGCCCATACCTGATCGGCGATATTTTCCAGTGTAGCCGGATTTTCTAGCAACTTACCGATAGCCCTGAGCACCAGTGGCTCAATCACATCTTGTCGCACTGGCTTTTTATCGCACGACTTTTTCTTTTTGCGATTCAAACAGGTATAGTAGCTGTGCTTGGTGCCGTTGCGTCCATGGCCGCTCTCCCCTACCATTATCGCGCCGCAATGGCCGCAGAACAGCTTATCGGTCAACAAATACTCGGTCTTAGACCATACCCGCACCGGGGCGCGGCGATTGACCTTGAGCATTTCCTGCACCTTGTCGAATGTGGCCCGGTCTGTCAGCGCGGGCATACCGCCCTCATTGCGGATGTCGTGAAAGATGTACACACCGGTGTACTTCTCATTTTTCAGCAGGCGGTGCAGGCTGTTGACGGTGAATTCGCTACCGCGAGTTGTCCTGATTCCTTGTGCGTTAAGCCACGCAACGATTTCCGAGATGGTCTCGCCGTTGGCGTATCGCTTAAAAATTTCTGTTACATACGATGCAGTTTTGGGGTCACTTTCGTAACGCTTAGTTTCTGGATTAACTACATATCCCAGCATTTTGTTTCCGCCAATAGACATTGACTTCTTGGCGCTCTCACGCTGACCCCGGCGCACATTCTGCGCCAGTTGGAGCGAGTAGTATTCTGCCATGCCCTCAAGCACAGAGTCCAAAATAACGCCCTCTGGGCCGTCTGGCACATCCTCTGCAACGCGCTCCACCCTAACCCCATTCTTTTTACAGCGGTAACGGTTAAAGGCGATCTCTTCGCGGTTACGCCCGAATCTGTCAATTTTCCATAGCAGGATGACCCCGAATTGATGCATGGCAGTATCGGACAGCATCTTTTGAAATTGCTCTCGATCATCATTGCGCCCGGTCATCGCCCGATCAGCATAGATATGAATGATTGTGTAGCCATGTTGCTCCGCATATTTTTGTGCAGCGGCGATCTGTCCCTCGATAGATTGCTCGGTCTGGCCGTGAGACGAATAACGCGCGTAAATAACGGCGATTTTATCAACCGAACTCAAAGTATCACCTCTTATCTAACGAAAATGAGCCTAAATTTGTAATTAAGGCTCCAATTTTATGCTTAAAAGGCTAAATTAGATACAAAAACTCTCAAAATTGCGTTTAATGGCTGAAAAACGGTTACTATTTTAGAAAACCTAAAACCGCAATGAATAAGACGCCGAATATAATTGTCGCTACTACAGAACCAATCTCCCCGTTATTGAGCTTTTTATACTCGTTGTCGAGGTCTTTTTGCGTGGTGAAATCAAAAGTGAATCCGCAATCCTCGCAGTATGCCATATTTTTACGCTGAATTTTCTTTTCTCCCGATGCGAATCCAACATTAGCAACTCTTGTAGCACTTCCCGTAGCCGTTGCTCCGCTGCTCATGTACTTAAACTTTATGCGCGGACTACCGCACATCGGGCATACCCGTTCTGATGGTTTGGATTTCGCAATCTTACGTTTTGCAAGGGCGCATCCTATGGCAAGGAAGAGAGAAAGCATAAACGCTATTGCTATCACTGCGATGCCGAGCATCATATATAGCGCTACGACAATAATTATCGATATGAGTGTAACCATGACTTATACCTCCAATTCGTTGTTAATTTTCTGTGGTATATTCTGGCAGGCCACGGCAGATGCCAACAGCTACGCCTTCGATGTGCAGTTCATTGATTTCCTCTTTGGTGTAGGTCATTGGCGTAAACCGAGGATTTTCTGGCTGTAAAATCACAGTGTCATCGTGCCGATAAAAGTGTTTGAGTGTTGCTTCATCGTCAATCAGTACTGCCGCTATCTGCCCGTTTTCGACATTGGGCTGAGAGCGGATGCAGACCAAATCGCCGTCCTGAATTGTCGGGGACATCGAATCACCCTTGCATACTAAAGCAAAGTCGGCTTTCCACAAAGACGATACGCCTATATACCGTTCTATGTTTTCCTGCGCCAGAATCGGAGTGCCGCAGGCAATATTACCAATCACAGGGATAGCTTTTGTGTCTGGCAACGGAATAAAGCCCTTTGGAATGGTTGGCTTTGGCTGCGGATTCGGTTGAGTGTTATTTCTTTGAGCTGATGGGTCATCCGTCCATCCCATTAAATACGCGGGTGATGTTTGCAATGCCTTGGCAATCTCCACCACCTTGCTACGCGGCGGGCTGATTTTGCCGCTTTCTATTTTTGTGATAGTTGTTTTATTTTTGTACCCTACCTGCTCGGCGAGTTCTGCCTGCGATATGTTTAACGCAGTTCTCCTCTTTCTGATTCTCTCGCCCGTAACATCCATCGAAAAACCTCCTTATACCGAGATGTATATAAATTTCTTTATATACATAATACACCATGGGTGATTAAAAATCAAGAATTTTTTATTTTTCGCAAAAAAAGTGTTGACTTTCAATCATCAAGGGTGTATTATGCGTGTAGTGATTATAAATCACCCACAAACCAGAGAGGAGGGGTTCTGATGATTGATACCATTAAGCTGGAAATGTCGATTACTAAGGCGCGTATCACCAAACGTGAACTCGCAAAGCAGCTCGGCATCTCCGAAATGTCGCTGTACAATAAGATACATAACATTTCGGAGTTTAAGGCAAGTGAAATTCGCCAGCTGTCCGAAATTTTGGAATTGAGCGATGGCGATAGGCAAGCAATTTTTTTTGCCTAATGGATGATTATAAATCATCTCATGAAATGAGGAGTACAACATGGAAAGCATCACAATCGACTTTGATAGAATCCCGGAAAAAGAAAAGCGAGTTCTGGGCGACACGCTCTTTACGGCCTGCAAGGCGTTCTACGAGAATCCTGACAACCTCGCCCGGTACAACGCATGGAAAGCAAAGAGGGAGGCCGCTCATGTATAAGATCGTGAACCTCGCGGGCCGCATATCGCTTTTCTTCGTAATTCAGGTCGCTATGTACTACGCCATGTTTGACCCGCTTCTCCGCATCTTTTTTGATCTCCCCATCGCCCCATTGATGTTCATCGCATCGTGGGTGCTCCTGATCGTCGTCGCCATCATCGATGCTACGATTCTCCCCGTTTTCAATTACGACAAGGGCACCGATGCCCATGTCAAATAAATTTTGGAGGTAACACACCATGATTGAACTGAAAGTAACCGTTGACGCTCCTGAACTGAGCGCCGCCATCAACCATCTGGCCGAGGCCATCGAAAGCAAGAGCACTGATGCCCCCGCCGCTCCGGCAAAAAACTCCCGCGGCAAGAAAGCTGCTGCCAAAACTGCCCCGGACGCACCTGCGGTTTCTGCTCCTGCCCCGTCTGAGCCTGTCACTCCCCCGGCCACTGTTGAACAGCCGCCTGTGGCCGCGCCTCAGCCCGCACCCGTGCAGACCCCCGTCGCTGCCCCGGCACAGCGGCCTGCTCCTGCCGCCCCCGTGGCCACGCCTATGATGCCTCAGCCTGTTGCAACGGCTACTCCCGTGATGACCCCGCCTGCTGCTCCTGTGACCCAGCAGTTCATCCCTCAGCCTGCCGCTGCACCTGCTCCCGCTCCTGTCGCTCCGGCACAGCCTCAGCAGAGCGGTGTCACCCTTGAGCAGATCATCAACGCCGCCATGCCGCTGATGAACAGCAACCCCGCATTTGCTATGCAGTTGCAGGGCATCCTCGCAAAATACGGCGTTCAGGCCGTCACGCAGATTCCTAAAGAGTATCTGCCCAATGTGGCCGCTGACCTCGCCGCCCTCGGCGCAAAGTTTTAAGGGTGCTGAGATGACGGCGTGGGAATATGATGCCCTGCAAGCGCTGCTAACTCGCAAGACCCAGAACAACCCACACAGCGGAAAACGCGCCGAGGGGTATATGGACGGGATTCTCGCGGCGAAAAGTATTCTTCACGCCTTTTATCAACAGCAAGAAAAGGAGAAAGCAAATGGCAAGCCCTGAAATTCATGCCAAGTGCGGCGCATCCAATGCGCATCGCTATCTGGTCTGTACCGCGTCGCCCACGTTTGAGGCGCAATTTCCGGCCAGTACGAGCGTCTATGCCGAGGAGGGTACACTGGCGCATAGCATCTGCGAGTTGTTCGTCAAGACCCGTGGCGACGTGGACGCGATGGCTGAGGAGCTGCGCCCCCTACAGCGGAACAAGCTCTACCAGCCCGAAATGCTGACCTGCGCTAAGGTTTACTGCGATTGGATTATGGAAAAGGCGCTGGGCTACACCAATCCACCGGCGATTATGACGGAGCAGCAGGTGGACTTTTCCGAGGTCGTGCCGGAGGGATTCGGTACTTGTGATTGCGTGATGATCGGCGATGACACGCTGAACATTTTTGACTACAAACACGGCAAGGGTGTCCGTGTGGATGCCGTGGGCAATCCGCAGATGCGGCTTTACGCCCTCGGTGCCCTTGCAAAGTACCGGCCCTTGTACGGTGACACTATCAAAAAGGTGCGCATGACCATCATCCAGCCCCGAATCAGCGCCGACCCGTCCGAGGATGAGATGACCGTGGATGACCTGCTGGCGTGGGGCACTGAAATCCATCCTCTCGCCGTGGAGGCGTTCAACGGTCCCGGCGTATTTGTTCCCGGCGAGCACTGCAAGTTCTGCCGGGGCAAGGCAAAATGCCGCGCCCGTGCCAATATCAACACGGCTCTGGAAGATTTCGCCGCCTGCGTACCTATGGGCCGGATTCCCGCCGATGAACCGAAAGATAACATCACGCGCCGCGCGATGGGTCTGCAAAAAGCGCTGACCGATGATGAAATCGGTCAACTGCTGACACGCGGTCAGTTTTTGGTGAGCTGGTATGACGATCTCAAAGCCTATGCCCAGCAGACCATCCTCGACGGCGGCGAAATCCCCGGCTGGAAAGTCGTTGCAGGCCGCAGCGTCCGCGCGTTCCACGATACCGATGCCGCGTTCCAGACGCTCATTAAGGCAGGGTATGACGAGGCTATGCTTTACGACCGCAAGCCTGTTTCCCTGTCCGAACTGGAAAAGCGGCTCGGCAAGAAAAAGTTTGCCGATCTGCTGGCTGACCAGATTGACCGCCCGATGGGCAAGCCGACACTGGTTGACGAATCCGATAAACGCGAACCGTATAACAGCGCCGCCGCTGATTTTGGAGGAGTGAACGCCAATGTATGACGATGACGACCATATCACTATCGGCTACTACCACTTTCGGGGGTGCGGCTGGTTTGAAATGGAACTTTACCTGCCTACGTTAGTTACCTGTCCCAAAAACAAGATGCCTAAAATTCTCGATCAGTTCGTTAAGGACGAAAAATGCGAGGAAAAGGCTGGCAAACTGCTGGGTTTTTGGGAGCGGCAACGCGATAAATACGAGTTTGACCGCAAGGATGCGGCAGATGCGTATGTGAACATCTCTACTGAGGTGAAAGACCTGCAAACCGTCATCCGCACCAAAAAGCACCCTGTCGGCACTCGACTGTCCAATGCCGAATTGCAGGATGCTAAAAAGCAACTTGCAAGCAAAAAAGCTCTTAAAAAGCGCACCTATGACACTTTGAAATTCAGCTATGACCGCAAACTCCGGCTGGATTTCTTTATCGAGATGCTGAAATGTCACCCCAAATTACAATGGGTTTTCAATTCTGAGGAGGTACAGAAATGAAAGTTGAGAAAAACAGCCCTCTGGCCCAAATGCTCTTGAAACTGGCCGCTGAACGCGATCCGAAACTGCGCGATGCTATTCGCAACGGCGAAGTTGAGGGCGTGAATATTATCGCCCTCGGCGCACCCGATGACAAGATCAAGGAGCTGCTGGATTTTCTCGCCGATGGCGAGGATGACTGTGAGAACTGTGAAAACCGCGATGGGCGCGAGGAAGCCAAAACAGCTACACCCTACAAGAATGCCGAGGACGCGGACGATGACATCAGTATTGTTGATGAAATCCGCAGTATCGCCAACGACCCGGACATTCCTGAGAACATCGCAGCCCCGGCCCGTGTCGTTTTGGCGGCTGCTGAACTCATGGACATCTTGAATCCCGTCCCGCGCATGGTTTCTCCGAAACGGATGAACCCGTACACCGCCCGCCGCGCAGCAATGCTTGCCGATGTCAGCGCCGCCATCTGCCACGCTCAGACCGACATCCTCGATGCCATGCACCGCTACCCTGAATTTGCCGAAATCACCGATGCCTACTTCGATGATAGCGACGAAGAAAATACAACTGAAACCGAATAAGAAAGGAAATGTGTCATGTATAACAACGATGCACAGAGATGTTTGACCGGCGAAGTTCGCCTGTCCTATGCCAACCTCGACAAGCCCCGCCAGCCGCAGGGCGGTGTGGGCGATGCAAAATACAGCGCTACCCTGCTGATTCCCAAGACCGACACCGCCACTATCGCGGACTTCCGCGCTGCCATTCAGGCAGCGGCGCAGGTCGGCGCGGGTACACTGTGGGGCGGCATTGTCCCGCCGAATCTGGATTCCATTATCCACGATGGCGATGGTGTCCGCCCCAGCGGCATCCCGTTTGGCGATGAGTGTCACGGTTGCTGGGTCATCACGGCCAGCTCCAAAAACAAGCCGCAGGTCGTCGGTCAGGACAACATCAATGTCGAACTGGCCCCGCAGGACATCTACAGCGGTATGTACGCCCGTGTGACTGTCCGATTCTATCCCTTTAACACCGCTGGCAAGCGCGGCGTTGGTTGTGGGCTGGGCAATGTGATGAAAACCCATGACGGTGAGCCGCTGTCTGGCGGTGCATCTGCCGCATCTGATTTCGCCGGTGTCGGCAATGCCGTGGCTCCCGCCGCTGCTCCTATGCAGCAGGGCTGGCCGCAGGCAAATCCTATGCCGACTGCCGCTCCGGCTGCGCCCGCGTACCAGCAGCCTTACTCCGCGCCTGCCGCGAACCCGGCACCGTGGAACGGCGCTACACAGATGTATCCCACTGGCGGCGCTGTGAATCCGCTGACCGGGAATCCGATGTAACGCTCCCCCGCAGGGTGATAGACGCCCTACGTGACCCAGCTACCACGCTTTTCGGCAGGGTACTGGTAATTAAATAACCATCCACCTCTTTCTATACCCGGGAGGGGCTGCGGCCCCTCCTCTCATGTACTCGGATAGCTCAATGGTAGAGCAAGCGCGCGATGTCGGTTCAACTCCGGCTCCGGGGCAGAAATCAAGAGGAAAATCTAATCCCTTATATAAAAGGAAAGGAAATGCCCAGATGAAAACCAGATTTGACAGCGCCGAGGTCTGGCGCACGAACAACGATACGACGGTGAGCATCAAGGAACTGGAAACCTCGCACCTTATGAACATTGTGCGGATGCTCCTGCGCCGCCCCGAAACCGTGCAGACGATGCTCGTCTGCGATATTGAGCGCCAGACCCGCAATGTTTGGAGAGCGAATGATCTTGTTGACGAAGATGCCGTCGCGTCTATCCACAATGCCACTTCCATGACTCCTCGTGAGATTGTTCAGTGGGTACAGGGTACGCCCCTGTTTACGGCTATCGTCTTTATCCTTGAGGGGCGCGGGGTCAACACATCCGTGTTGATTAGCTCCGTTCTGGCCGAACTCGGATATGAGGAGATGTCCCAATGATCTACAAAGTCACCCTCTTAAAAGATACCCCTACTCTCAAAGCGGGTACGATGTGGAAATATTACACCGAAAATGGAAAATTTGATTTTTCAAATCAGATTGACCCTGACACCTTAAAGGTCATATACGGCGGCGAGTTGATGCCGCGCGAAATCCTCGACAAACCCGAATGGGCAAAAGTCGAGCCATTTTATGAGGAACTGGACGATTTGAAGTGTCCTTTTTGTGGTGAAACCCGCGGGCACCTCATGGTACGGTCTTTCGTCTATACGGATTCTGACGGGGTTAGACGGGTCACATCAGATGTAAAGATGGAGTACGCCTGTGGGCATATCCGAATGCTGCGGAAAGGGAGGTAAGAACGACCATGAGTGAACAGCTACACCATCTGAGCATCGATCTTGAGACTTACAGCGCGGTCAGCATCGGTGCGGCGGGGTCATACCGATACATCCTCGACCCGTCTTTTGAGATTCTGCTTTTCGCGTACAGCCTTGACGGGATGCCCGTTGAGGTCATCGACGTGGCAAGCGGACAGGTCATCCCCCTTTGGCTGAAAAATGCCCTCAAAAATCCCCTGTACATCAAACACGCCTACAACGCGGCATTTGAATGGTTCGCCCTCAGCAAGTATCTGGGTCAACTGCCGCCCGATCAGTGGCGCGATACAATGCTCCACGCGCTCTACTGCGGCTACCCGGCATCTCTGGACGCGGCGGGCAAGGCGATGGGCCTGCCCGAAGATAAGAAAAAGCTGGCGACGGGCAAGGCCCTTATCCGCTATTTCTGCGTTCCCTGTAAGCCATCCAATGCCAACGGCAATCGCACCCGCAATCTCCCCCGGCACGACCCCGCCAAATGGACGCTGTTCAAAGAGTACAACGGGCAGGATGTTGTCACGGAAATGGAGATTGACCGCCGCCTATCGGCGTTCCCCGTGCCCGCCTTTGTGCAAAAGCAATGGGAAACCGATCTGCTGATGAACGCGCGGGGCGTGGCCGCTGACATGGACATGGTGAGCGGCGCTCTCGTCATCGGTGCCACGGTCAAAAGCCAGTTGATGGGTGAGGCCCGCCAGCTCTCCGGGCTGGATAACCCCAACTCCATCAAACAGTTGGCCCGATGGCTGACCGATGCTACTGACAGCGATGCCGAGATTACCAGCGTCACTAAAGAAACCGTCGCCACGATGCTGAAACAGCCCCAACCCGCCAATGTACAGCGGATGCTTGAAATCCGGCAGGAACTCGGCAAGACCAGCACCAAAAAATATGATGCACTGGAAACCTGCATCGCGGATGATGGTCGTGTCCGTGGCCTGCTCCAATTCTACGGCGCGAACCGCACCGGGCGCTGGGCGGGCCGTCTGGTGCAGGTGCAGAACCTCCCCCGCACCTATACCCACCCCCTGCCCCCGGCGCGTCAGCTCGTCAAAGACCGCAATATCGACGGCCTGCGGCTGATGTACGGCAGTATCAACGATACCCTGTCGCAGCTTATCCGCACGGCCTTTGTGGCGACCCCCGGCAATGTGCTGATCGATGCCGACTTTTCGGCCATTGAGGCCCGCGTCATCTCGTGGCTGGCGGGGCAGGAATGGCGGCTTGAAGTTTTCCGCACTCACGGCAAAATCTATGAGGCATCGGCATCGCAGATGTTCCATGTGCCCATTGAAAAAATCAAAAAGGGCAACCCGGAATACGCTCTGCGCCAGCGCGGCAAGGTCGCTGAACTGGCCCTCGGCTATCAGGGCGGTGTCAGTGCTATGCGCCGCATGGACACCGGGCACAACCTCGATGACCTCTCCGATGATGAAGTCAAGGGCATTGTGGACAGATGGCGCGAAACAAATTCGATGATACGCGATTTGTGGAACATCGTTGATTCTGCCGCTGTCACCGTCATCACCAACGGCGGCGCACAGACTATCCGCTCCGAAACCACCGATGCCGTCATCACTCTGGCCTGTGAACTGGATGTCATCACCGGCACCCGGTACATGACGATTCTGCTGCCGTCCGGGCGCAAGCTGTACTACCCATCCCCGGAAATCGGCGTAAACCGATGGGGCAATCCCTCGGTCAGTTATATGGGCCAGAACCAGACAACCAAGCGATGGGAGCGGGTGGAAACCTACGGCGGCAAGCTGGTGGAGAACATCGTGCAGGCCATCGCCCGTGACTGTCTGGCAATCGCCATCGAAAACCTCGAAGCGCAGGGCCTGCACGTTGTATTCCACATCCATGATGAAGTCGTCATCGACACTCCCGCATGGGCCGATGAGGACACGATGCTGGACACCGTCACAAAAATTATGACAAAACCCATCCCGTGGGCGCAGGCGCTACCCCTCAATGCCGATGGGTGGGTCGATAAATTCTTCAAAAAGGACTGATTATCGCATGAACGCTCTTATTCATCTCGACCAGAACGGCAAAAAGGTCATGGAGCGGCGCGTCCATGAGGCCGTTATGAAAGAACGCGCCGACATCAGCACCCGCGCTCAGTACGTTTGGGCGCTGTCCATGCTCCAATGCGGCTTATCGCCGCGCACTGTTCAGCGCGTGGCAGATCATTTCGATGCGGTGCTGGACAAGTACATGGAATATCAGACCGAGGATTTGGGCGACCTGTTCATGCGCTCTATGCTCCATGATTCGGGCGTTGAGGTCAAGGCAACCAGCCGAGAAAGGAAACGTAAAAGAAAATGAGCAAGGTACAAATCACCGCCTTTACCGGCGAATACTACTTTTTGAGCAACTACTGCGCCTGCCCTATCACCATTGATGGGCTGACCTATCGGAGCGCCGAGGCCGCTTTTCAGGCGGCAAAATGCAATGTTCCGATTGATCGCGCGGCGTTCTGCACTGTCCCGCCCAATGTAGCAAAAGCCATCGGGCGCAAAATCAAGCTGCGCGATGGGTGGGAGAAAGAGCGTGACGGCATCATGGCCGATGTCATCCATGCGAAATTTTCTCAGAATCCCGGTTTCGCGCAGGCCCTTATCGACACCGGCGATGCGGAGCTGATTGAGGGTAACACATGGAACGACAACTACTGGGGCGTTTGCGGATGTGCCCGCTGCCGTAGTGAGGGCACTAAGGGGCTGAATAAGCTGGGGCAGATTTTGATGGCCGAGCGCAAAGCACTGATGGCTACACACGCTGCCGCTGTTACTGAGGAGGCTTGACGATGGTACATCTTGGCGACATTACGAAAATGAGCGGGTACACCATCCCGCCCGTGGATGTCATCACGTTCGGATCGCCGTGTCAAGACCTTTCCATCGCCGGGAAAAGGGCCGGTATGGCCGGAGAACGCTCTGGGCTGTTCTCTGAGGCTGTCCGCATCATCCGCGAAATGAGATACGCCACTTTTGGCGCGTACCCCAAATACGCTGTCTGGGAGAATGTTCCCGGCGCGTTCAGTTCAAACAAAGGAGAAGATTTCCATGCCGTCCTGCAAAGCCTCTGTCGGGTCATCGACCCCGACGCTACTATTCCTAGACCTACGGACGCACGGGGGGGGGATTAAATGGCCCCGCGCCGGGGCAATTCTGGCAGACCACTACTCGCTGGCGTGGCGAACAATGGATGCCCAGCACTGGGGCGTTCCCCAACGTCGCCTGCGCATCTCGCTTATCCTCGATCTTACAGGTGGGCGTGCCGGAGAAATACTATTTGAGCCGGAAAGCCTGCGAGGGCATTTTGCGCCGGGCGTCACGCCGGGGCAAGCAACTGCCGGAACTGCTGAAAATGGCGCTGGAACAGCAAATCGAGCGTTCACTCTGAAAATCCGCTCTGGGTGTGAGGGCGGCGGCAAAGGGGCGCTGGTGCAGACCGAAAAAAGCGCAACTCTCTCTACTTTGCAAGATCAAACGCTCTTTGTGGCCGAACCGCCGAGGGCATACAGTTTTGACAGTTTGGCGTCCAATTCCATGAAATCCAGCAACCCGCACAGCGGGTGCCGCGAGGTTGAAATCGCAAAGACCCTTGACACATCACCACCTGACCCCGCAAAGAATCAGGGCGGCATCGCTATATTGGATGCTCTGCCGTTCGATACAACGCAGATTACCAGCCCGCAGAACGGCAGCAATCCACATTTTGGCGACCCCTGCCATCCTCTTGCCGCTACAGCGCATCCTCCCGCTGCTGTGTGTGAAACGGTATTCGCTGAATCTATTGTCGAACCGACATTTTGTATTCAGGGCAACACGATTGACCGCGCAGATACGGCGGGTGCAAATGGCACCGGTGTCAAAGAGGATGTCTGTTACACTCTGAACACGATTGATCGCCCTGCCGTTGCATTCGCGCTTGACTGCTGCAATATGACTGTCAATGAGGAACTGTCCGCAACCTTGCAAGCAAAAGACAACGGCGGGCAAAGCCTCAACTACATCAATCCCGTAGCCGAGCCGCTTATCTATGATGCGCGGGGCAACGGCGACGGCATCACATCCCCTACAATGACCGGCGACCACAACAGCCGCGTCACCGACTATACAGCCATCACATTACAGGGCGATACCGTAGCAGGTGCGTTACTGGCCCGCGATTATAAGGGCCCCGGTAGGGCAGATTCTCTCGGTAGAGTAATCGCCCAGCCCGTAGGTGCAGACCTATATAATGGTACTCTAACGGGTGATAAGGCTGTAACTCTGACAGATGCCACCGCGAAGGGCGGAACTAACACGGGGCCATCGGTGATTGAAAAAATCATCCGCTGGATCGTTCGCCGCCTGACCCCTACCGAGTGTGAGCGCTTGCAGGGTTATCCTGATGGGTGGACAGACCTCGGAGAGTGGATAGACAGCAAGGGCAAAACCCATAAGGACGCTGACACACCCCGATATAAGGCGCTGGGCAACTCCATCGCCCTGCCGCAGTGGTACTACGTTCTCGGCGGTATCGCTGACCGCCTGCCGGATAATGCCACCCTTGGTAGCCTATTCGATGGCATCGGCGGTTTCCCATATGTGTGGGCACAGCTACACGCTGGCCGCAAAGAATTATGCGTTTGGGCCTCGGAGATTGAGGAGTTTCCCATCGCGGTCACAAAGAAATGGTTCCCGGAGGTAGAGGATGGAAAATTATTCTGATTTCGTCGTTCACAAGTCGGAGCGGGCAGTACATACCGACAGCATCGTTCTGACTGTGAACGACCTCAACGACAAGCTGTATGACTTCCAAAAAGACATTGTGCGATGGGCGCTGGCAAAGGGTCGTGCCGCTATTTTTGCCGATTGCGGCCTCGGCAAGACCGCGATGCAGCTTGAATGGGCGCATCGGGTTTGTGAGCATACGGGTGGAAACGCCCTGATTGTAGCGCCGCTGACCGTTTCCCCGCAGACCGTGGGCGAGGGCCTGAAATTCGGAGTGCCCGTCACCCTCTGCGAAACTGCCGACGACATCAAACCCGGCGTGAACATCACCAACTATGAAAAGCTGGACAAATTCACCGGGGCGCATTTCTCGGCGGTGGTGCTGGATGAATCCAGCATCCTGAAATCCTTTACGGGCAAGGTGCGCAATCAGATCATAGACTTTTTCTCGGATACGCCGTTCAGGCTGGCCTGCACCGCCACCCCCGCGCCCAATGACTTTATGGAGCTTGGCAATCACGCGGAATTTTTGGGCATCATGTCCTACTCTGAGATGTTGTCCATGTTCTTTGTCCATGACGGCGGGCAGACCTCCAAATGGCGGCTCAAAGGCCACGCTGAGGATGTTTTCTGGCAATGGCTGGGTAGTTGGGCTGTGGTTATGAACAGCCCCGCAGACCTTGGCTATGACCTGCCGGGGTACGACCTCCCGCCGCTGAGGGTGCATGAGGTCATCGTGGACGGGGATGCACCGATTACCGAGAGCATGACGCTGACGCAGCGGCGCGAGGCCAGACGGGCTACACTCGCAGAACGATGCCAAGCGGCGGCCGATCTGGTGAATGGCGACCCCGGCGAACAGTGGCTCGTGTGGTGCGACCTCAATTCGGAGAGTGAAGCACTGGCGCACGGCATCCCCGATGCGGTAGAGGTCAAGGGTAGTGATAGGGCCGCGCTGAAAAGTTCCCGCCTGCTGGGCTTTTCGATGGGCTTTAACCGGGCGCTCGTCACAAAGCCCTCTATTGCCGGATTCGGCATGAACTGGCAGAACTGCCACAAGATGATTTTTGTCGGTTTGTCTGACAGTTATGAGCAATATTATCAGGCCGTGCGGCGCTGCTGGCGTTTTGGGCAGTCTGAGCCGGTGGATGTGTACATCGTTATCAGTGCCCGTGAGGGCGCGGTCAAGGCCAATATTGAGCGTAAGCAGGCCGATTGCGATAAGATGCGGACTGCGATGGGCGAACAGACCCGCGAAATCGTCAAAAAGCAGTTGCAAAGCACCTGCCGCCTGACAACGCCCTATGAACCGCAAACGACTATGACACTGCCTGCATGGGAGGAATTTAGACATGAATGTGCTTAACCAGTTGATCGACAGCGCACAGCGCTGGGCAATGTATCAGGGGGATTGCGTGGAAACCCTGCGCGGCATCCCCGATAACAGCGTCCACTACTCCATCTTTTCCCCGCCGTTCGCCAGCCTGTACACCTACTCCAACAGTGACCGGGATATGGGCAACAGCAGCGACGGCGCGGAGTTCGCACAGCATTTCGGCTACCTCGTGGCGGAGCTGTACCGGGTCATCATGCCGGGGCGGCTGGTATCCATCCACTGCATGAATCTGCCCGCCATGAAATCCCGTGACGGCTTTATCGGCATCAAGGATTTTCGCGGTGACATTATCCGCGAGATGACCGAGTACGGGTTTATCTTTCATTCGGAGGTGTGCATCTGGAAAAACCCTGTCACGGAGATGCAGCGCACGAAAGCCCTCGGCTTGCTACACAAGCAGATCCGCAAGGATTCTGCGATGTCGAGGCAGGGGCTGCCGGATTACGTGGTGACATTCCGCAAGCCGGGTGAAAACCCTGAGCCTATCCCTCACGACCATGAGTCCTTTCCCGTGGATGTGTGGCAGAAATACGCCTCGCCGGTCTGGATGGATGTACGACAGTCTAACACCTTGCAGCGCAAGAGCGCCCGCGATGAAAAGGACGAAAAGCACATCTGCCCGTTGCAGTTGGATGTAATCGAGCGCTGCATCGACCTGTGGACGAATCCCGGCGACATCGTGCTTGATCCGTTTGCGGGTATCGGTTCTGTGCCCTATCAGGCCGTTCTCATGGGTCGTCGTGGGCTGGGCATCGAACTGAAAGACAGCTACTACGCACAGGCCGTGAAAAACCTTGAGGGCGCGGCCAGTGAGGCCGACAGCCACGAAATCAACACCAATGTGCGCCTGCGCTGCCCCGTGTGCGGCATCAAGGTTGACGGCAAAATCTGCCCGCTGTGTGGCAAAGATCTGATGGCAAAGGAGGAGTAAAGCATGGAACGGATGACAAATTCTGCTGATGCCCGCCGCGCGGCGGACTATCTGTCCAGATATTGTAATGAAAACGGAACAGACGTTTGCAAGGGATGCTTTGCCCGTGAGGATAGCGGGTTTTGCATTTTATGCGAAAGTTCACCTAATAATTGGAAGTTACCCTCAATCTGGTCTGCACAGGACATCGCGCTCGCAAAGGCCATGATGCCGTTTGCAAAAACTATCGTCTGGCCTATTGAGGCGAAACCTAATCCGAATCACCGCTATTTTAAGGGCGAGGGACAGCGCACCATTCCGCTACCGACAGGGGCTTTTAATAATCTGCGTCCCGGCGAGATTATCAATCTTGCTGACATTGTGGGAGGTACAGACGATGCCCGATGACGTTTTGGAAATGATCGGCACGGCGGCACTGCTGGAACAACTTGCCGAGGAATCGGCTGAACTGGCGCAGGCCGCGCTCAAGATGGCTCGCAAGATACGCAACGAGAACCCCACGCCGAAATCCCGCGTAGACTGTATCGCCAATCTGCAAGAGGAAATCGCGGATGTGGAGTTGTGCATCAGCATTTTACCCGCCACACTGAATGACCCCGCCGAGGTCGGCAGGACGATGTCCGCAAAGCATCGGCGGTGGAACGAACGGCTACACGACGAAAAGCTCTGGGAGGTGAGCAGCCATGAGGATTGACATTCGGGACAGCAAATACTCCATCATCTACAACGAAAAGACCGGCGCGGTTGAGGATGTCCTGTGGTGCAATGAGAGCGCCGAGGATTTGAAAAACCTCAACGTCGTGGCCGATATGGCCCGTGAACTGGCTGTGTATCGGCAGGCAGGCACGGCCATGATTGCCGGGGCGCAGCGCCTCGCATACAGCCGTGGCCCGGAGAAATACTCTTTTTCTGTACCGAGTGAGAGACACAGGCATCTGCACACCGTTGACCGCACTGACGCTGTTGCCCTGCTCATGCAGGCAGGTTCCCTCGCGCTGGGTGAAATGGATGCCCTGCGCGAGTGCAAGGCCAAGACCGCTGCCGCAAACCTCTACCGTGCCATGATTGGCTTTTGAGGTGCCGCCATGATGCACTTGAGAATTACCGATGAAATCCGGGAGCGCTGTCTGCGTGAGGCGGCGCACGAGGCCCACATCAATGACCGCATTGTTACCTCTACCCCGCAGACCCTCGCCGAGCGTGGCATGACGATGCTCGGTAGTACCCGTGTCACCCCGCGCATCCGTTCCTACCTCTACTGTGACGCTGTGGATGCCTGTTTCTACTACGCCGGGGCGGTGCCCAGCGTCGTCGTGACCGCCCGCTGGACGGCTGACAGCCCGGACATCGCCGAGGGTTCTAAAAAGCTGCAAATCGCCGCTGAGGTCGTGCGCCGCATGATGACCGCGATGGATAAGGCGATGAAAGCCGAAAAAGACCGCCAATGGGCGGCATACATGGAGGAGCAAAAACTGAAATGAGCCATCCGACCACATACGCCGTTGACTTTGACGGCACCCTCTGCGAAAACGCCTACCCTGAAATCGGCGCACCCAATTTGCCCTTGATCGACAAACTCATATCTCGCCGCCGTCTCGGTGCAAAGATTATCCTGTGGACGTGCCGGGATGGCGAGATGCTGACCCGCGCGGTGGAGTTTTGCCGCTGTTACGGGCTGGAATTTGACGCGGTGAACGACAACACCGAAGAGTTGAAACGGGCATACGGCACTAACCCGCGTAAAATCGGCGCTGATTACTACATTGACGATAAGGCTATGCCGCCCGATCTTTTTGTGCCATAGGAGGAGTTAAAAATGATTATTCTGATAGCTATCGCAAAGATTCTCATGGGCCTTTTTATCATTGCTCTGGTTCTGGCGTTTATCACTGCCATCTTCCTGCTGGGAGCTATTGTGGCAACGCTCGGAACAGCTACACAGCCGTTATTCGGGAGAGATCGGGAGGATGATGAGCCGGAGATGGTGAATCACCCCGACCACTACAACCGCCCCGGTCAGAAAGAGTGCATCGTCGAGATGGAGGAGAAGTTCGGGACGAAATATGTGCAGCATTTTTGCCTGTTGAGCCGCTACAAATACCTATACCGCTGCGGTCTGAAAGACGGTGCAACGCAGGAATTGTCAAAAGCCAACTGGTATCGGAATAAGTTTCTCTCGCTGGGCGGCGATGATGAACTGCTGAATATCGTACCCGATAACGCTAAAGCGGCGGCATATCGCCGCATGGGCGGCAACGCCTGCATCAAAAAGGAGGCCACGAGCCATGAATGTTGAACTGATTGCCTATTCCTCCCCGATGCCGTATCAGTGCGGCACGGCCTGCTACTTCAACACCGTATATAACCCCATGCACATCATTGAGCAGGCCGCGAGTGTGTGCTATGACAGTGAGCCTGATTTTGTCAAATTCAAAATCGCCAAGGGGTGCGCTAAGACTGGGCATCTAAGTGTATATGAGCACGCCTATTTCACGTTCCATGTTAAGGGTATCAGCCGCGCCTGCCTTGCTCAGTTGACCCGGCATCGGCATTTCAGCTTTTCCGTGCGTAGTCAGCGGTATTGCAACGAAAGATGCTCCGAGCCGGTGTTCCCCGCATCCACCGATGAAGATCAGGACGGCATCATTGCCGATGCTTACGATTACGCATGGGATGCCTATGACCGCTTGATTGAGAACGGCGTGGCAAAGGAGGACGCGCGGATGGTTCTGCCCAATGGCGCACCCACTGAGCTGTACATTTCTGCAAATGCGCGGGCGCTGATTGAGGCCAGCCACCTACGGCTTTGTTCCCGCGCACAGCAAGAAATCCGCAATATGTTTGATTTGATGAAGAAAGAAATTGCCCCCCTGTCCCCTGAAATCGCGGGCATGATGGTTCCGCAGTGTGAAACCAACCCTGAATACCAATTCTGCACTGAGGGCGAGTCATGCGGCAGACACCCCCGGCTACAGGATGTGCTGGCAACAGCTACACTGAAACAACTTGAGGAGGCTGACGAAAAATGAAATGTCTGTATAAAGTACCGTTCAGCGGCTTTTTTATGGCCTATGCCGAATCTGCCGAGGAGGCAAAGAAGATGTCCCCCGATGACGGCGAGGTTATCTATTCTGAGCAATCCACGGGTGAGATTGAGGCTTGCCCCGATGGCGCGTCCATCCCGATTGATGAGCATCACTGCCTGTTCATTGAACCGGCAGATGGAGATTTTGACGAGGGCATTTCCGAGGATTGGGAGGATGAGCTGTGAACACTGATATTGTTTGGGGCGGTCTGCTGGTGCTGGGTACTGTCTGCGCTACGATTCAGCACTACATCACCAAAAAGAGCGCTGAATCTGAAATCGCATCCCTGAAAATGCGCCTTGAGTTCGCCAAGCAGGAAACCCGCATCTGGAAAACCACCGCATATCGCCATGCCGATGAACGAAATCACGCTGTCCGCATGGCTCAATACTGGCGCAAACAGGCTCTCAACGAGCATTTTGGTTTTGAGCCGGAAAAGGCCGCCCCATCCCCTACTGTGGCCGAGGTCGTAAATGAGATGGTGCGGTATGACGCGCTGATTCAGGCCACGGGCTGGGCACCCGCTGACAACCCCGCAAATGCCCCGTCTGAGGGCGAAACAATCACGACAACAAATAATACCGAGCGAAACCGAAACCACCGCACAGAGCGCTGCTGCAGGCGCAGAGGAGAGTGGCAATGACTAACATCACAACCCTACGCCCCGGCGAACACTTCATGTTCAAAAATTTCGAGTGGGTCTGCCTTGACCCGAACCACCATGACGGCGGTGTGCTGGCTATTATGGCGAAGCCGTTGGTAAAAGAAGTAAAGTTCTGCCCAAGTGATAAATTTGCCGATGAAAAAGGCAACTGGAATAACTACCGCACCAGTAATGTGCGCGGGGTTCTATCTGATATGGCGAACGTTGTTTTTGAGGGAAAAAGTCTGCTGAGACATAGCGTTGACCTTGTAGCCGACAACGGCGACCGCGCCTATGGAACAGTGAAAGACGCCGTTTTTATCTTGACTTGCGACGAGTATCGCAAGTACCGAGAGTTCATCCCACACTACGACAGAGACAGATTTATTTGGACTGCCACGCCTTTGTGCTGTGGCGATAATGATTCCGACGCGGGAGAATCTATCGTCGTTCGCACTGTGAACACGGATGGTCTGCTGTACAACTACGGTGCGTGCAACGGCGGCGCTATCGTCCCGGCTTGCGTTCTCAATCCAAAATCGCTCAATCTGCGCCAGAACATGGCGTATGTAGAGGAGGTATCAGAATGGCCATCCTAGCAAACATCATCAGCGGTGCAGCCCTTGCCGCCATGTTCGTAGTATTCTACGCTCTGGGCGTATCCGCTGGCCGGGAAGCAACACAGCAGCAGAAAGAAGATATCAGCATGGAACATACACACGGAGGAGAAGTTCATTAAAATGAAAAGCGCAATTATCTATTCTGCCACTTTGGCTTTCATTGTGGCTATGGTTTCTATCACTGGAAACTTTATGTGGGGCTGGTGGATTTTGCTTGCCTTTATATATAACTCTTTGCCTTAACAAAAAGACAGACGGAGGAGGTAACCGACAATGAATAACCACTGCCCTATCCCCGGCGCAAGCCAGCCGAAAGAACCTGTGCGGCTTAGTTATCGCGGCTATACGGCAACTATTGAGTATGATGATGACAAACTCTGGCATGGTAAACTTGATAAAATTCATGACATGATAAACTTCCATTCTTTCAAAGCAGAGGAAATCGAAAGAGAGTTTCACAACGCCGTGAATGACTATCTCGACTTTTGTAAAGAGATTGGAAAGAAGCCGGAGGGACCCCATGACTAACATCCATGAGGATTTGGTTGCGTTCAACTCCCGCAACAATCCTTTTTATAACGACAAGGGCTATGCTGACCCCACCGCCTATCAGGGCATTGAGGCGGCAGCGGTCAGTGAATACCGGGCGCGGTTTGATGCCATCGCCGCGCTTATCCACACGGTCAAGTACATTTGCGGGCTGGCTGGGTTTGAGGTCGTGGGCCGAATCACCCTGCGGCACAAGCAGAGCGGCGACATCTACAAATGAGGAGGAGATCTGAGAAATGGCTACACCGAACGAAAAAGAGGATGCCGAGGTTTATCCCGTAGTCATCCTTGACCCGAACGGCAACGATTACACAAAGGGCATCACGGCATGGCTGACGGCCATCGCAAAGCAGAATCCTAAAAATCTGGTGTGCATTGCCCGTGGTCCCGACCCCGAAAAGCCGGATCAGGCCGTGTACACGCTCATGCGATGGGAAACTAAGGGCATTGAGCTTTCCGAAATTGCCGGATACTTGACATCCGTTGCATCTGAACTGTTCAGCCGTGAACAGCCTAACAGCGAAACCCCATTATAACGATAAAGCGAGGAAAACGGTCATGCAATTCGATAGACAAATTACCATCACCACCGGCGCATCCCGAAACGATCTCAACTGGAAACCTCAGCTGATGACCGTGGCAGAGCTGTATGACCGCCTGCGGAATCCCGTCCGTTCAACGGAAACGCTCGACGCTTATATGCACCTGCCGAAACCTCAGCAGGACGCATTAAAGGATGTCGGCGGGTTCGTGGGCGGCTCCCTCAACGGCGGACGGCGCAAGGCCAATGCAGTGACCGGGCGTGACCTTGTGACGCTTGACTTCGATAATATCCCCGGCTGGGGCACCGATGAAATCGTGAGCCGCGTGAATGCCATCGGATGCAGCTATGCGATCTACTCCACACGCAAGCACTGCCCCAATAAGCCCCGCCTGCGCGTTGTAATCCCCCTTGACCGTACTGCTACCCCCGATGAGTACGAGCCACTGGCACGGCGGCTGGCGTGGCTGATCGGCATTGATAAGGCCGACCCTACCACATTTCAGGCGAGCCGCCTCATGTACTGGCCGAGTGCCTGCGTGGATTCGGACTATGTGTTCCGTTGCAAGGATGCGCCGCTGGCATCTGTGGCGTTCCTGCTGGGAACTTACACAGACTGGCGCAACATGGTCGAGTGGCCGCAGGTTCCCGGCGCTGCCCCGAACTACCAAAAGATGGCACTCAAGCAGGGCGACCCGCTGACAAAGTCCGGCATCGTGGGCGCGTTCTGCCGCGCCTATGACATCCGCACGGCAATGGACAAGTTTCTGCCCGGCATCTATACCCCGTGCATTATGGGCAGTGAGGAGCGGTACACTTATACGGGCGGCAGCACGGCGGGCGGCGCTATCATCTACGACAACGACAAATTCCTGTACAGCCATCACGCTACCGACCCCTGCTCTATGCAGCTTGTGAACGCCTTTGATCTTGTTCGCCTGCACCTATACGGCGATAAGGACGACAGCGCCCCCGGCAACACCCCGGTTAGCAAGCTCCCGTCTTATAAGGCGATGTGCGAAATGGCGATGCAGGATAGCGCGGTGCAGGCCATCTACAACAAAGAGCAGTTTGCCCAGTTGCAGGCTGACTTTGGCGCTATCGCCCCCATCCCCGGCAACGGGCCTCAGCAGACCCCCGGCGACAGTGACGGCACCGAGCCTGTGCAGGGCGAGGTCATCGGTGATAACGGTCAGCAAACTGACCCCAACGCATGGCTGGGTTATATCCAGCGCGATGAAAACGGCAAAATCAAGCAGACCATCGACAATGTTCTGCTGATTCTCAACAATGACCCCCGCCTGTGCGGGCGGTTCATGCTGAATGAGTTCAGCGGGCGCGGCGAGGTGCTGTACCCCCTGCCGTGGGACAAAGACCCCGACAAATTCAAGCGGCGGGCATGGGCTGATTCTGACATCAGCGCAATGTACTGGTACATGGAAAAGGGATACAAGATCACCAAGCGCAACGCCATCGACGCGGGGCTGGACATCCATGCGGCTACACACGCATTTAACGAGGTGCAGGATTTCATCAAGGGTCTGGCGTGGGATGGAGTGCCCCGGCTGGACACCCTATTCATCGACTACCTCGGTGCTGACGATTCCCCCTATACCCGCGCTGTCACCCGCAAGGCGTTTGTCGGTGCTGTGGCCCGCGCGATGGAGCCGGGATGCAAGTTCGACAATATGCTGATTCTGTGCGGGCCGCAGGGCCTCGGCAAGTCCACGTTGCTGGACAGAATGAGCAAGGGCTGGTACAACGACAGCATCCGCACATTTGAGGGCAAAGAGGCATCCGAGCTTTTGCAGGGCGTTTGGCTGGTCGAAGTGGCAGAGCTTGACGCTTTCCGCAAGACCGATGTTTCTCGCATCAAGCAGTTTTTGAGCCTGCGCTATGACCGCTACCGCGCCGCCTATGGCCGTAATGTAAAGGAACTGCCCCGCTGCTGCGTCTTTTTCGGCACCTGCAACGTCAGCGATTTTCTGCAAGACACCACGGGCAACCGCCGTTTCTGGCCCGTGGATGTGGGACAAGGCGAACTGATTCACCGTGCATGGGATCTGACCGATGCCGAAATCAATCAGATTTGGGCTGAGGCAAAGATGCGCTGGATGATGGGAGAGCCGCTGTTCCTGACCGGCGATTTAGCAGACGCGGCCCGCGCACGGCAGGAAGATCACCGCGAGGCATCTGTCCGCGAGGGTCTTATCCGCGATTTTGTGGAGCGTGATGTTCCCACGAACTGGCTTGAGTGGCCGCTGGACAAGCGCCGCGATTACTGGGCTGGGGCTTGCAAGGGGCAGGACATCCCGACGATGCCCCGTGACCGCATCTGTGCCGCCGAGGTTTGGTGCGAACTTTTCAACGGTGCCCCCCGTGACATCAAGCAGGCAGACACCCGCGAAATCAACGCCGTGCTGGCAAGCACCCCCGGATGGGAGGCTAACCGGGGCATGAAGTTTGGGCCGTACAAGCAGCAGCGCGGTTATCGGAGATTCAACAGACAGGTGTAATATGTATAAAAATCAACTGACACTTTGGGCCAAAAAGCTGACACTTCCTTATATGCCAAGTGTCAGAACCGTCAGAAGTGTCAGTTAAATATGAAAAAATCGTGAACAAGCGCACTGACACAACTGACACGCAAAATACAAGTGTCAGTTAAAGTGTCAGCCTAAATTTTAACGATGTATCGTTGCAATATATCTATAACTGACACTTCTGACACTTAAAATAAATAAAAATAAAAATAAGTAAAATAACGCGCGTGAGAGCGCATATACCCCCGTATTTACGGGTCTATACGCGCGTGCGCGTGTGTCAGTCAGGTGGACAAGCGCGGCGGCGATGCCGCGAAAAAGATGGGAGGCTATTAGGATGCCGGAATTGGAAAAATACATTGAGAATAAACTGCGAATCGGCGTAAAGCGTCTGGGATGTGGGGCGCGGTGTCTGAAATTTGAAAGCCCCGGCACATCTGGGGTGCCTGATAGAATGATCCTGTTGCCGGGAGGTCGTGTCGTGTTCGTGGAGCTTAAACAAGTGGGCAAGCGGGAGCGGATGCGGCAGACGTATGTACAGAATCAGATGCGGCGGCTGGGCTTTACCGTGTTCAGCACGGTATCGACCCCGGAACAGGTGCAGACAATTCTCAGCCATTGCGAGGAGGTCATGCGGCAAGATGGATTGTAAAGAGTTCCACCCCTACCCCTATCAGCAGTTTTGCATCCAGCACATCATCGATCACCCCGCCGCCGGGCTTTTCGTGGACATGGGCATGGGCAAAACCGTGATGACGCTGACCGCGTTTAACTATCTCAAGTATTATGCGTGGCAAATTCGGCGATGCCTCGTCATTGCGCCGAAGAAAGTTGCCGAGGCAACATGGCGCACCGAAATTTCAGGGTGGCAGCATCTGCGGCATCTGCGCTGCTCCGAGGTGCTGGGAACGGCTACACAACGCCGCGCCGCGATGGCAGTGGATGCCGACATCTATGTGACGAATCGGGACAATGTGCAGTGGCTCGTCAAAGAGTACGGCAAGGCGTGGCCGTTTGATATGGTCGTGCTGGATGAATCGTCATCGTTCAAAAACCATCAGGCCAAGCGGTTTAAGGCCCTGCGGTCAATGCGACCCAAAATCAAGCGCATTGTAGAATTGACCGGCACCCCCTCGCCGCACGGCTTGATGGACTTGTGGGCGCAGGTCTACTTGCTGGACGGTGGGCAGCGGCTGGGCCGCACAATCTCCGTTTACCGCGATATGTACTTTGAGCCGGACAAGCGCAGCAGATCGCAGATATTTACTTACAAGGCCCGCCGGGGCGCGGCAGATGCCATATATGCCGCCATCAGTGATATTTGCATCAGCCTGTCCAGCGACGACTATCTGACCCTCCCTGACCGCATCTATGATGAGATACCCGTCAAACTGGACGGCTCTGCCGCCGCCGCGTACAAGCGATTGGAGCGGGATGCACTGTTGCAAGTGGACGAATCGACCATCACAGCGGGCACGGCGGGAGTGCTGGCGGGCAAGCTGTTACAGCTTTGCAACGGCGCTGTGTACGATGAGGATGGCAAGGTCATCCCCGTTCATGAATGCAAGCTGGCCGCGCTGGTGGAGTTGATCGAGGGTTTGCACGGTCAACACGCCCTGCTGTTCTACTGGTTTCAGCACGATCTCGCCCGCATCCTCGCCGCCCTTGAGCCGCTGGGTTTACGGGTGCGTGTATACAATGGCCCCGACGATGAACGGGCATGGAACGCGGGAGAGGTGGACATTCTGCTGGCTCATCCCGTGTCCTGCTGCTACGGCCTCAACCTGCAACACGGCGGGCATCACATCATCTGGTTTGGGCTGACGTACTCGGCGGAGGTTTATCTGCAGGCGAACAAGCGGCTACACAGGCAGGGGCAGACGCATCCCGTCGTCATCCATTCGCTGGTCGTGCAGGGCGGGCAGGATGAGGATGCCATCGCAACGGTCATGGGTCGTGTCACCGAACAAAACCATCTGCTGGAATCGCTAAAAGCAAAAATCATCACGGCAAAGGAGGCCGTCTGACTATGACGATGAAAGAATTATCTCAACTCCATTGGCTGAATTTGGAGATTGACCGTGATAAACAGCACCTTGCAGAACTTGAGGCCCGCGCCACATCCCCCGGTGGGCCGAATATGTCCGGGATGCCCGGTGGCGGCGGTGCAGGGTCGAGTGTCGAAAGTGACGCGATAGCCATTATCGAGCTGAAAGAGCAGATCAGGGGCAAGCTGGCCCGCGCTATGGCAGAGCGTGACCGTATCACGGCGTACCTTGACGGCGTGGACGATGCACAGTTGCGGCTCATTATGCACTTGCGCTTTGTGGACGGCCTGTCGTGGGCGCAGGTGGGCGCAAGCGTGGGCGCGGGATACACCGGCGATGCCTGCCGTATGGCCTGCAAGCGCTATTTAGCAAAAACCGCATAGAAAAAAGCGAACAAAACGAACAATTCAACGTAAAATATTGATTGTTCGCTCCCATGCGCGTATTATGTATTTGCGGGTTTAGGGCGAGGGAGTTCTGGGCGCTCCCTCGCTCGTGCTTTCCCCGCTGTCACCTCCAAACGCCGCTGCGTGAATAAGCGCGGCGGCGTTCGTGTTTGCGCCGAGGTGGCAAAAGCCCTATACGCTGGGTGCGCCTCTCACGCCCGGCGCTGTGCAGGCCCTTGACCCCTGCACTAAATTTTACCCCGGTAGCCTACGGGGCCGGGGCATTTTACCGCATAGCTACTCAATCAGCAATTAGAGCGAAAAGGGCGCTGTGTTATCCCCATAGCATGGCAAGGGTGCAAGGCCCTTATGCGGTTCCATTAGGCCATTGCCGTCGTCCGGCCATTGCGGCGGCACAAGTGATCTGCACCTCCCCAGTGATGGCAAATTGCGGTTTGCAATCCATTCACGCGGTTCCACCGCTGGCGGTTTCGATCAGTGGTCTATTTATATTGCACAGTAGAGCACTGGTAGCTCGGCAGGTTCATACCCTGCAAGTATCTGGTTCGATTCCAGCCTGTGCAACCATGCGAGGCTTGAGGGCATTTCACCTCGCGGCGCGTCCACGGCAAAACGGGCTTTTTCTCCTTTCCCCGTATGACGCGCCTAATTTTGGAATCGCGGCGTATTTCTACGGAGTGCGCCTGATTTTGGTTATTATCGCGGTTCGCCGCGAGGGCCGACGCCGGTACTGCCGCCGTTGACCTGCCCCTATATTACGCGCCACAGTGTCACAACTGCGGCGCATTTTTATTGCATTCCCGGAGGTCTATGGTGTACCGCACAGAGCGCAATTACGAAAATCTCAATAAGGGCATTTTCCCCGGCGCTGGGCGGTTCGACATCCCCATCCTGCGACCCGAATTGACTACGGCTGAAAACTGGATAAGTTTCAACTACGCCAAAGGGTGCGAGGAGCCGTCAGAGCATGGCGTTCACTTTTTCGTTGACGATTACCAGTTCAACCGCATCTGGGCGCATCCCGATAACTACCTCGGCATGATGGCACGGTTCGATACCGTATGTACCCCCGATTTCAGCACATATACAGATTTCCCCCGCATAATTCAAATTTACAACCATTACCGCAAGCACTGGCTGGGTGCCTATTGGCAAGCCCACGGCATCAAGGTCATTCCGACTATCTCATGGAGTACGCCGGATAGCTTTGCATGGTGCTTTGATGGTGAGCCGGTGGGCGGCGCGGTGGCCGTGTCGAGCGTCGGCACACAGGCAAGCCCCGAATCGGCAGACCTGTTCATGGCCGGGTACAATGAGATGTTGCGGCGCTTACAGCCCGCGCAAATCATCTTCTATGGCAAGGTGCCCGCCGGGTGCGAGGGAAACATTTTTCACGTTACAGCGTTTCAGGAAAAACTCAAGGCGCGAATCCGCGCCAAAAAAGAATCGACAGAATCGGATTGAGGTGTTACAATGGGCGGTAGAGGCAGTACAAGCAGCATGAGCGCATCGGGCGGTGCCCCGGCTGGCCGTGGTATTGGCGGCGGTGGGCTGGGCAGTTTCAACCTTGCCCCGCAACAGCAGAATCAGCCCGCCGCTCCCGTGGTAGCCCCGCAGGCGGCGGCACAACAGCCCGATAATCAGCAGCAGCCCAATGTTGTGCCCACGGCACAGCAGGCGCAGAACCTCAACAGTCAGGTGTTCAGCGCCACGGATAACTCGCCGTATCACAACCTGTATAACGGTCAGCAATATTATGCCAAGCAGAATTTGAGCATCGATCAGCGGCTTGCCGTTATGAATTATCTGTCCGATGCCAAAGAGGCGGGCACGATGTACTCCATGTCGCAGAACATGAACCATGCGATGGCGACGGGCCAGAAACTTACCGCGAATCAGCAATTTGTGCATGACAACCTCATGGGCGCTATGCACAACATCGGCTATAATGTCAACCTGACCCGGTACGACCATTCGGACGTGCTGGACAGTATGCTTGCGGCCCGTGGCGTTCACGGCACGGCCAGCGGCATGACCGCCGCGCAGTTGAAAACCGCGCTCGTGGGTCACACCTACGGCGAGAATCGTTTCCTGTCCACCTCGTACAATGACTTCAAAAACGCATCCAACGCGGACACGTTCACGACCCGGGAGGTGCGTTTCGAGTACAAGGTAAAAGCTAATGTACAGGCAATGATGCCCGGAAACGGCCCCGGAGGTCGTCTGGGCGAGGTCGTCCTTGCACCCACAAGCCCGCAGAAAAATATGCGGATTGTCGATGTTAAGGACGATAAGAGCCGCCGCACACGTTCTAAGGGTATGTCGCCCGGAATCTATAACAACAACCGTCAGATCGTCGTAGTCGTCGAGGTCGGTTAAGGAGGTACGCATCATGGCAACCAAGAAAAGCACTGCATCGAAGAAAAAGTTGACCCCCGGCGATACCGGTGTTGACCGCTGGACTTCCAACGGCTACGGCATTGTCAACGGCCCTGTGAGCGCCGCTGATAAAAAGCGCATCGCCAAGCTCAATGCCGAGATGGATGCCGCCAAAAAGAAAAAGTCTGCCCCTAAAAAGGGCAAGAAGTAAGGAGGCCCGTCATGGGAGGTAGAGGCAGTTCGTCCTCGATGGGCGGCGGCATGGGCGCTGGCGGCGGCGCGGGCATTGCGGCCACACAGCAGCAGCCCCAGAACGCTCCGCCGTTTGCAGTGCCGCAGAGCATTAAGATCAACGCCGGTAACATCATCACCCCGGCAGCGGTACAGCAGCAACAGCCGCCGCAACCTCAGCAGCCGCCCATCGCACAGGCCCCCACGCCGACAAATACGCCGGTTCAGCCCGATGCGCTGTCCACGCTGACGAAAATGAGCGACGACCAGCTTACCGGGCTGCTGAGACAGGCTAAGGCCGCGCAGATTCCGAACCACCTGAATGACGCGCCTGACATCACGCAGAAGTTTGCTTTTGTGGCCGGTGTCAACGAAAAGCCTACGGTTCTTGATGATGCGTCGTTCGACCAGTACCTCAAGGACAACCACATTCCCCGCCGCGATATTCTGGCGCGTTCTGTCAACCCGATCACCTTTAAGGCTGGGTCGGTTACATTCACCTATACGGCCAAAGACGTGACGGATATGCTGAAATACAGTTCCCTGAACTACATCGGCGGCAAGCACGGCGGGCAGGTCTATGGCGCGGGTACTTATTTCGATAAGACGGGCGGGCGCAGCACCGGCTACGGCAATGGCACGACATCTGCTACGGCTATCGCGGTACTGAATCCCCAGACCGCGCATCCCATTTCGCTGAATACGTTGCGGAGCCGCATCCCGGCCTTCCAGCGCAGCCATCCCAAGTTTGCGCAGGCACTGGGCCGCGCGGATAGTGATAATTATAGCATCTACGCTATGGCGATGGGCTATAACGTCATCACGTCCGATGTCAACGGCTACCACAACATCATTGACCGCAAGGCGCTGGTTTACCGCGCAAGCGACAACTAAACAGGAGGAGGCACGCAATGGCATACAAGGAACCCGTATTCACCAAAGAGGCTATGGCCGCTTTGCAGGCCAGTTGGAACGACAACATCAGCGGCAGAAAGCCCACTGCCAAGGCCAAAAAGAAAACCACCGCCCCGAAAAAGGCAGCGGTCAAAAAGCCCGCCGCCAAAAAGGGCAAGTAACTAAATATCCCCCTTTAGCACTCGACGCTGAAATGCGCCGGGTGCTTTTTTATTTTTACCGATAGGAGGTGGCAGCAGATGCCCGAAAATACCGAGGCTATGCCGGAGATCAGTGCAAGCCCCGCGCCGCAAGACGCGAAGCCCGCCGACACCGGCGAGAAAAAGCAGAAAAAGCCTCGCAATACGTCCGGGATGAAACCGCCACTGAATCAGCTTCCCCCGGAGGAGGCGTTCGCCATCCGCTCTAAAGGCGGCAAGGCAGCAGCTAAAAAGCGCCGGGAGGAGAAGCTGGTAAAGGATGCCCTGCTTAACCTGTTGACAAAACCTCAGCACAAGAAAAAGGGCGGCAAGGCCCACTACAAGGCCAGCGCCGAGCTGACAAGCTATGATGATGTGTTCTCCGAGAATACGACCCTCATGGTACAGATGCTCATTCCCCTTATCCAGTCAGCCATCAACGGCAACATTGAATCCCTGTTCGCCATCCTGCGCGTTCTGGGGCAGGAACCGGGCACCCCCGGCCAGTTTGGTGTTGACGAGTTTACCCCGCCTGAGCCGCTCCCGGAGGGCGCAGGCGGCCCCGGCAAGCCCACGCCTGCCGATGACCCTAATGCGGTGCGCATCCACCTGATACGCGGCGAGAAGCCCGCCCCCGTGGCTGAGGGCGATGTCCCGGCAGTGGAGCAAGCTGACGCCGATCAGGCAAACGCGGCTACACCCATCACGACCCCCGCCGATGGGGAGGCGGTTTCTAATGCCTGATGTTTACATCGAAGATGTTATCGCGCCCAACTATGACGAACTGCTGGATGATGTTCTCGATCATCGGCACTCGCAATACCTCCTCAAGGGCGGGCGCGGTTCGCTGAAATCGTCCTTTATCGGCTTTGCCATCCCGCTGATTATGGTTCAGCCGGGAAACGAGGCTTGCAATGCGGTCATATTCCGTAAGACCGCCAACACCCTGCGCGATTCCGTTTACAGCCAGATGGTCTTTGCCCTTGACAAGCTGGGTCTTGACAGCGAATTTATCTGTCATGTTTCCCCCATGAGCATCACCCGGAAAAGCACCGGGCAGACGATTCTCTTTCGCGGTCTTGATGACCCGATGAAGCTGAAATCGTTGAAATTCCCCAAAGGGTACTGCGCCATCACATGGTTTGAAGAAGCGGACACGTTCGATGGGATGAAAGAAATCCGAAACGTGCTGCAATCTACCAACCGTGGCGGCTCTAAATTTTGGAATTTCATGTCGTTCAACCCGCCCATCACCCTGAACAACTTTATGAATCAGGAGGCGCTTGTCCAGCGCCCCGATAGGCTGGTTCATTCCAGCACTTATCTGACCGTGCCGCCTGAATGGCTCGGTCAGATGTTCTTTGATGATGCGGAGCTGTTGCGGCAAACCAACCCCCGCGCCTATGAACATGAGTATCTGGGCATCCCAACGGGCACGGGCGGCGAGGTGTTCAGCAACCTTGAGCTACGCGAAATCACCGACGCCGAAATCGCGTCGTTTGATTACATCTACGAGGGCATCGACTGGGGCTGGTATCCCGACCCCAACCATTGGAGCAAGATGTGCTATCGCCCCTCGAAGATGACGCTCTATATTTTCGATGAACTGCGCTGCAACAAAACCCCGAATGAGGTTTTCTGGCAGCGCTTGCAGAAAGAAAAGAACGTAACATCGCAAGACCTCATTATTGCAGATAGCGCCGAGCCGAAATCCATTGCGGACTTGAAAGCCTACGGCGCGTCCATCCGTCCCACTGAAAAGGGGCCGGATTCCGTGCGGTACAGCATGAAATGGCTGCAATCGTTGGTGAAAATCGTCGTTGATCCCAACCGATGCCCGGAAACGGCGCGAGAGTTTGCCGAATACGAATACGAACGCACCAAAGATGACGAACTGACCGGGCAATACCCTGATAAGGACAACCACAGCATTGACAGTGTGCGGTACGCGCTCAATCCGATTTGGAAACGGCGCGGCCTGTGAGGTACAGCCCATGTCTATTTTTTCAAGTATCTATACCATGATAAGGCAGGTGTTAGGCAGAGTGATTCCGTATCAGAATATCCAGCAGGTGGAGAACATCGACACGCCGCTGTCGCAGGAGATGCAGATTGCTCTCGAAGCATGGCACCGGGCATATCTGGACAAGCCCATCTACAAAAACGAGCAGGTCAAAACCCTCAACATTCCTGCGTTCATCGCGTCCGAGATTTCCCGTCAGGTCACGCTTGAATTTAAGTGGAGCATCACGGCGGGCAAGGATGACGGCACGGGCGAGGACATCACCAACCCGCGCTCTGAATTTCTGAGCAGAGAATTTGAAAAACTGGCTACACAGCTGAGGAGCAAGGCCGAGATCGGATGCGCGGCAGGCGGCATGACTATCAAGCCTTATGTCCGTGACGGGCATATCTATTTCGACTATACCCCCGATTGGGATTTGTACCCCATCGCTTTCGGCGATGATGGCGACCTGTCCGATGTCGTTTTCCGTGACGTGTTCTCGGAGGGCAAAACCTACTATTCCCGCCTTGAGCGGCACACCGTTGATGGCGACAAAATCAAAATCACCCAGCGGGCATTTAAGTCCAGCTCCCGTGATGCTCTCGGCAAGGAAATCGCCCTGACGGAAGTATCGCAGTGGAAAGACCTCAAGCCCGTGGTCTATGTCAACAATGTGGATGGGCAGCTTTTTGGCTGGTTCCGCGTGGCCTCGGCAAATACTGTTGACCCGATCTCCCCTATGGGCGTGGCCGTGTTTGCCAAGAGTATGGACACCATCAAAGAGGCTGACATCCAATACAGCCGCTTGCTGTGGGAATTTGAGGGCGGCGAAATGGCCGTTGACGTTGACCCGATGGCGCTACGACCCATTGATGGCGTTATGCGTAACGGTGCAAAGGCTATGGAAACCCCTAAGCTAAATGAGCGCCTGTTCCGTGCGGTCGATCTGGGCACCGATGACACTTACCATGTATTTGCCCCGACGTTGCGTGACAGTTCTCTCGTGGCCGGTCTGAATCAAATCCTGATGAAGATTGAAGATCAGTCCGGCCTCGCCCGCGGCACCCTCTCCGATGCCAACACAGAGGCCCGCACGGCCACTGAGTTGACTATCCTGCGCAGTCGCACCTATACCACTGTCGCCGACAACCAGCAAGCCCTTGAACGGGCGTTGCGTGAAGTCGTGCGGGCGATGGATAAGTACGCTGACCTGTACAACCTCGCCCCTGCCGGTGAGTATGAGGTGTCGTTCGATTGGGACGATTCCGTTATCGCCGACACCGAAACCCAGTTGCAGCAGCGGCTCCTCATGCTCAACAACGGCATGATGAGCAAAATTGAGATGCGTATGTGGTTTTTTGGCGAAACCCGCGCACAGGCCGAAAAAGCCTTGCAGGAAGTTCAGCAGGAAAAAGTCAGCGAAATGCAGGCCGCTATGGCTATCCAGCGGCCCAACCCCGACCAGAGCGATGTCACTGTTCCCACGGACAATGACAATGCCGATCAGGATGGGAGCAACACGGCTACACCGTTTGGGAGTGGCTTCGGCGAGGAGTGATGACCCGTGCTGACCCAGAAAGAGCTTGATGCCGCCGTTCGCAAAATGATTGCGAATCTGGATGAAGTCAATCTGTATTTCATCCAGAAAATAGCGACCCAGATAAAGAAAATCGGCGAGATGAACCCCACCAGTATACACCGTTATACAATCATGCTGGAAATGGGTGCAGACATTGCTGATATTTCCGGCAAGCTCCAAGCCGCAACCCGGCTGACACAACAGCAGATGGCTGTTGTGTACAACGCCGCCTTGCAGGATAACTTCACCGACCCGCGATTCAAAGCCGCGCTGGCAGCGCATCCGCTGCCCCGTGAGGAGAATCAGCGGCTCATACAGTATACGCGCAACATCGCTGCGCAGACCTCCGGGGCGCTGCAAAACCTGTCCAACACTACGGCCATATCCGTGCCCTATCAACAGGCCATAGATAAGGCCATCTTGAGCGTGTCCACCGGCATGACCGACTACAAATCGGCTATGCGGCAGACCATCAAAGATATAGGCTGGGCAGGGATGCAGGTGCAGTACGCAAGCGGCTATCACCGCCGCCTTGATACCGCCGCCCGCCAGAACATCATTGACGGGGCTTGCCAAATCGCCCAGCACAGCGCCGACGAAATCGGCAAGGCGCTGGGCTATGATGCCGTGGAGCTGTCCGCGCATCTCAACAGCGCCCCCGACCATGAGCCGGTGCAAGGTCATGTTTTCCTGCTGGCCGAATACGCCAAGATGCAGGTGGGCGTGGCCTGCGTGGATGTGGACGGTCATCACTTTGCAGGATTCAAGCGTCCTATCGGCGAGTGGAACTGCGGGCACTTTGCCGCGCCGTTCAGCACCGAATACTCGGTGCGAAAATACTCCGACCACCAACTAGCGGCATGGATAATTTCAAATCATGCAGGCGTGACTATCGGCAACAAAGAGGGTCTGACCCTCTATCAGTGTTCGCAGATGATGCGAAAAATAGAAACCGATACCCGCCGCTGGAAAGATGTTGCCATTGCGGCACGGGCCGCTGGTGATGATGACCTGCGCCGTGAGGCACAGCAGCACATCAACACCCTAAGCGCCCGATACAATCTCATTGCCAAGCAATCCGGGCTGTCACAGCGCCGTGACCGCATGGCAGTGGATGGCTTTAGGGCCATAAAGGTAAGCGCCTGAAATGGCGCTTTTTCTGTGTTATCACGCCGTTTTTGGCTGATAAATAAATACCCGGCATTGCAGGGAAATAAATGCGATGGCGCGACGTGCGCGGAGTGGCCGCGCGATTATAAGCTAAATCAATCGCGGCGAAAGGACAATCTTATGGAATTGCTCAAAAATCTGTTTTCTGAGGGCGAGGCACTGACCTACGATCAGTTGACCGAAAAGATCAGCGCGGCGGGTCTGAAACTCGCCAATATTGCGGACGGTTCCTACGTCAGCCGCGATAAGATGGATTCCAAGGTCAAGGGCTTGCAGGGCCAGATTTCCGACTTGCAGGGGCAGGTCAAGCAGCGTGACACCGACATGGCCGAATTGCAGACCAAGTTGACCGCCGCACAGACCGATGCCGACAAGCTGGCATCCGTTCAGTCCGATCTCGCGGCACTGCGTCAGCAGCGCGAGAATGATGGCAAGGAGTGGGAGCGGAAAATCACCGCACAGGCGTATGAATTTGCCATCCGCGAAAAGGCGGGCGAGGTCAAGTTCAGCTCCAATGCCGCGAAAAAGCAGTTTATCGCGGATGCCATCGCCAAGCAGTTTAAGCAGGACGAGAACGGCAAGATGCAGGGCTACGACGAGTTTCTGACCCAGTACAAAACCGACGACCCCGGCAGTTTTGTCGTTGATGAACCCACCCCGGCCAAGAGAGGCCCGTCTATCACGGTTCCCGCAAAGCCCGATGGAAACCCGCACAAAATGAGCTTGTCCGAGCAGATGGCGGCAGCAAATGCCGATCCCAACTTCGTGCCCGATTTTAACTAATCGAGCTACACCCGACGAACCCCTAAAAATTCAACAGGAGGCATAACCACATGGCAATCTTCGATTCCAAAAACTTCAACGGTAACGTGTTCAAGCAGTATGTTGACCGCGTTCCCAACCTGAACCGCAACGAGCTGATTAAGTCCCGCGCCGTCAAAAAGCGTCAGGACATCGCGCAGTCCATGAGCGATCAGGTCGGTGGCAACTTTGTCACCATTCCTCTGCGCGGCATCATCAGCGGTACCGCCCCTCAGAACTACGATGGTTCTACCAACATCACCGCCACCGGCACTAAGACCTTCTCCCATTCCCGTATTGTCGTCGGCCGCGCACAGGCATGGACTGAGCGCGATTTCTCCTACGACATCACCGGTGGTGAGGATTCTCTTGCCAATGTCGCTGCTCAGATCAGCGAGTATTGGGAGGAAGTCGATCAGGCCACCATCATCAAGATTCTGGCTGGTATCTTCTCCATGAAGGACGCCGAGGGCCTGAAGTTTGTCCGTGAGCACACCTACGATGTCACGGGCATGACCAACTCCGAGGGCGTTCTGGGTCTGATGGACGGTACCACCCTGAACACCGCTATGCAGCGTGCCTGCGGCGACAACAAGGGCGCGTTCAGCCTCGCCATCATGCACTCCGCGGTTGCTACTGGTCTTGAGAACATCAAGCTGCTGGCGTACATGAAGTACACCGACAAGGACGGCATCGAGCGCGAACTGGCAATCGGTACGCTGAATGGCCGTGCCGTTCTGGTTGATGACACCATGCCTGCCGTGGAAACCGTCACCACCCCGGAGGTACTGGGTGCATATACCATCACCATCAGCACTGCTGGCACGGCTGGCGACACCATCACCGTGGACGGCCAGACCTATACCCTCGGTTCTGTCACTTCCACCGCCAACAAGACCCTCAAGGCTGGCGATGCTGCCACCGAGGCGCAGGCTCTCAAGACCGTGCTGACCGCTCAGTACGATGGCCGCTTTGCCGTTTCCGTGTCTGCCGGTGTCGTCACCCTCAAGCAGATTTTCGGCGGCGAGGGCGCTCTGCCTGTTGTGTCTGTGACTGGCACGCTCAAGGCCGCTGCCGCGCAGACCATTGCCGGTGTGGCTAAGGTGTCTCAGGTTCGTTACACTACCTACGTTCTGGGCGACGGCGCTATCGAATACACCGACTGCGGCGCTAAGGTGCCCTATGAGATGGATCGTGATCCGGCCACCAACGGCGGCGAGGACACCCTCTATGGTCGTCAGCGCAAGTGCTTTGCCCCCTATGGCATCAACTTCACCAAGGCCCACATGGCATCCCTGTCCCCCACCGACGACGAGCTGGAGAACGGCGAAAACTGGGAACTGGTGAACTCCAACGAGGCCGAGGGCAAGCAGTACATCGCCCGCAAGGCTATCCCCATCGCCCGCATCCTGTCTCTGGCCTGATTTCGGGCCGCTGAGGAGGTTTACACATGGCACACGATATGTACCTCACCTTTGACGAATACAAGGGTTTAGGCGGCACCGTTGATGCCGCTGCGTGGCCTCCGCTGGAATGTGCTTGCAGAAAACGCATTGACCGTCTGACGGATTCCCGTGTCCAGAACATGGCCGAGATTCCGATGGCGGTCAAGCTCTGCGTTTTTGCGCTGGCGCAGATGGAAAGCGTTGTCGGTGCTGTGGCGCAGGTCACATCGCCCACGGTTACATCGTTCAACACGGATGGCTACACCGAAAACCACGGGAATGTGCCGGATGCCGATGCCGCAGCCAAGCAGATGAACGCCATCGCGGCGGATATGCTGTACGGTGAGCTGGATGACTACGGCGTTCCCCTGTTGTATAGAGGAGTGAGGTAAAATGCAGCTTTGCAATGATACTATCACCCTGTACAACCGACGATTCGACCCGGAACAGGATTGCGACGTTTACGAGCGCACCATCATCCGGGGCGTTCACTGGTTCAATTCCGATGCAACCACCGTTGACAGCACGGGGCTGAAAGCGGCAAACAAGGTCACAATCCGCATCCCTGTTGATGCGGATTTCGGCGGTAAAGCATATCTGCCCCCTAAGCAGTATGCCGCTGCCGATGACCCCGCCGCCGCTTTTACTCTGGCCGCTGGCGATCTCATGGTTTTAGGTGTCGGCGCTGAGGGTCTACGCCCCGCCGCTATCCATGACACCTATTCCGAGGCCGCAACCGTCTTGCAGGTCACTGACAACCGCCGTGCCCCGCAGGCCCAGCATTGGAAAGTTGTAGGTGCGTAATGCAACTGTCAGTAGATTCGCGGTTTGATTTCGATAGCATAAACACTATTCTTACCAACCATGGCTTTGGAGATCATGGAATTGTCCAAAAAGTCATTGATAACGCGGTAATACGATGGTGCATGGATTACACTCCTGCGGACACATTTATGCTTGCAAAAAGCCCTTACGCCGCATCTGATATTGGCTCTGGCATCATCGTGTACCCCGGCCCCTATGCGCATTATATGTACATGGGCGAAGTTTACGGCCCGAATATTCCCGTTTTCGATGACAACAGTGGAACACCTACACGATTTTTCTCTCGTCCCGGAGAGAGAAAAACTCCCACCGGCAGAGCGATTCAGTACAAAACTGATAAAAACGCTCTAGCCGGGCCATTTTGGGCAGAACGCATGAAAGCCGATCACATCAGTGACATTGTAAGGGAGGCAAAAAATGCCGCAGGTATCAAATAGCACTGAGGGAATCCGAAAATGGTTTAGGCAATGCCCGCTGCTGTCTAAAAACAAACGATTTGGCGCTGATTACCTCGGTGAAAATCCAACCGAATACGCCATTTACGCATCACCATCCACTCTGAAATACCACGAGAATATTCTCGGAGATTATGTCCTGGATGATAAACAGACTCAAAACTATATTTTTGCTACGCGTGAGAATTTTGGGGCTGATGTCAAACAAAACTCCGATAACCTGGCTTTTTTTACTGCTCTCATCGCGTGGATGGTCGAACAAAATAACGCCCGAAACTTCCCCCATATAGAGGAGGGTCGGGTTTGTGCTATCGTGCCGACATTGACTGCATATCCTGCACAAATCGGTGTTGACAGTGCAAAATATCAGATTCAGATACAGATCACATATAGGAGAAACTGAATATGAAAATCGAACGTAAATACATGGCTCACTACCTGAACGCGAACTTCACCAACGATGAGGGCACGGCCAGCTATGTACGCCTGGGCAAAGACCTGGAGGAGTACAGCCCTGAGCTGTCCGCCAACGTCGAGAAGAAGTCGAACATCCTGGGCGAGACTTCTGTCACCATCGACAGCTACCAGAAGCAGGGCGAGGTCAGCCCCTACTACGCCGAGAAGGACGACCCGCTGTTCACCCGGCTGCAGGCCATCATCGACGGCGACCTGGTACTGGACGACCTGAAAACCGACATCGTCGAGGTCAAGCTCTGGGGTGAGGCGACCGCCGGTGCCTACCCCGCCATCAAGGAGGAGTGCTACATCGAAGTGTCCAGCTACGGCGGCGACACCACCGGCTACCAGATTCCCTTCAATGTCCACTACACCGGCGTCAAGACCAAGGGCACGTTTGACGTGAGCAAAAAGACCTTTACCCCTGCGGGCTAAGGCATAACGGAGGCACACTATGGAACTGAAAATTGACCGCGGCTTTAAAAGCTACGACGTTGTAGACCCGGATGGTACCTTAGCGGGAACCATCCGCATCAATCTGGCAGACCTCGGCCTGGCGGGCCGCTGGGAAGCCGTTCTGCATGAGCTGGAGCAGGTGGACACCACCAACATCACCATCGCGGACACCCTCGAACTGGACAAGCGCGTCAAGGAGAAAATCGACTACGCGCTCGGCAGCCCGGTGTCCGGGGTTCTGTTCGGCGGGCTGTCCTGCTTCTCGGTTTGTGAAGACGGCAAGCTCGTACTGGAGCACATCCTGGATGCTTTGGCCCCGCTGATGGAGGACGCCCAGAAATCTGTCGCCAAAGCCGCTGAGGAGCGCATCAAGCAGCACACCGCAGCATATGAGGGCAGCGCGGCAGGTCTGGCACCCGGCCAGCAGGCGTGAACGGATGGAGGCTGCCTGTCACCGTTGAGGTTGGCGGGCAGCCTTTTTCTATACGCTCGGATTTCAGGGCGGTGCTTGACGCCCTGAGTGCCATGCAGGCTGACGACCTACCTCCCGAGGAACAGCGCCTGGCCTGCCTGCGAATTTTGTACCCTCGCTGGCAGGAATTGCCGAGCCTGGCGGAAGCCTTCACCGAAGCGATGAAGTTTATTAACCTGGGCAGAGACGTGGACACCGACCTGCCTGCGGCGGCCCCGCTGGCCGACTGGGGTGAAGATGTACAACTCATCGCCCCCGCCGAAGTTCTCGGGTACAGCTGCCGCCAATGCGCCTACCTGCACTGGTGGGATTTTCTCGGGGCGTACATGAACATCGACCCGGAGGGGCTGTTTGGTACGGTTGTACGGATTCGCAGCAAGCGCCGTAAAGGCCAGAAGCTGGACAAATCCGAGGAGGAGTTCTGCCGGAACAACCCCGAGCTTGTCAAACACAAACACAAAAAGACCGAAGAAGAACTGCGCCTGCTGGCTTTGTTAGGAGAGTGAAAACGTGGCCAATCAAAAAATCGTCATCGATGCCCGCATCGACCGTAAGGCGGCGCAGGCTGACCTGAAAGCGCTGAAGGCGGACGTGGCGAATACCGCCAAGCAGATCGCATCCCTGGACAGACAAATCACTACTGCCTCCAATAAGCATCTTAAGTTGGCCGATGATCTCAAGACCGCCCAAAAGGCCGCTGCGAGCACTCAGGAGGCCATCGAGGAGATAGGCAGGAAGATAGACCTCAGCAAGCAGTACGAGGCCCTGCGGGGCCAGAATGAAGAACTGACGGCCACGCTGTCCAACCAAGACCAAACGGTCGAGCGCTTGACTGCCGACTACAAGGCGTTCCTTGCTGCGAGGGATAAGATGGGCGATAATTTCACCCCTGAGCAGGCCGCAGCCTCCGAGGCGGTTAATGCCAACTATAAATCCCGCATTGCCGCCGCGCAGACCGCAGCAGACGCTACCGCCGCCCAGCTGGAGCAGGTCAATCAGCAGATGGACGCCCTGCACAACCAGGGTGTAGGCATGACTGACCCCGAGGACGTCAAGCGTCTGGAGGCCCTAAATGCCCAGCTAGACAAGCAGAAGGCCAAGGCCGCCGCCGTCGATGAGGCGTACAAAAAGCAGAGTGCCACGGTCGCCGGGCTACAAAACCAGCAGACCGCACTGACAGCCACCTTGCAGAGCCAGCAGGCCGCTGTTTCCCGGCAGCAGAAGCTGGCGGGTTCACTCCCCACTGCTTCCAGCAGTAAGAGCGGCGATGAGGCCATCACCACGACGACCCAGCGCATCAAAGCAGCAAGCAAGGCTGCAACCTACTTCGGCAGCCGTCTCCGTCAGCTGGTGGTCGGGGCGCTGATTTTCAACCTGATCTCCAAAGCCCTGACCACCCTTGTCAATGGGATGGGCACGGCAATCCTGAAAACCAATGGTGTGCAGCAGGCTTTCGCCCAGCTGAAAGGCTCTGCGGCAACTGCCGCTGCCGGGCTGGCAAGCGCTCTCGCCCCCGTCATCACCTGGCTGATCAACCTGATAAACTCCCTGCTGAACGCCTTTATTCGCCTGATTTCCCTCATCACCGGCAAGAGCATCGGGGCCATGAAGAAGCAGGGCAAGGCCATCTCGGCCACTGGTTCTGCCGCCAAGAAAGCCTCCGGCGAGCTCGCCAAGTTTGACGAACTGGACGTTCTGAACAAGAACGACAGCGGAGGCGGCGGCAGCGGAATCGCCCCAGATTTCAGCGGTATCGACGAGACGGCCAACGCACTGAGCGACCGAATGAAGGAACTGCTCGACAAATTCAAAGAGGGCTTCAAGAAGGGCTTCGGCGACGCCGGGGAGGGCCTGAAAAACATCAAGGACGACCTCGCCAAAATCGGAGCAATCCTGAAAGAGATTTGGACAGACCCCGAGGTATCGGCAGCCGTTAAGCGCTTCACCGACACCTGCGCCTACGCGCTGGGTGAGGTCGTAGGCGCAGCGGCCTCCATCGGTGTGTCCATTGCCGAGAATCTGGTCGGCGGCCTGGCCCGCTACTTAGAGCGAAACAAGGAGTTTCTGAAGGGAATCCTTGCTAACGCTTTCAACCTTGGCGCAGACATCGTGGGGTTGTTCGGCGATTTTGCTGCAGCCGTCGCCGTTGTTTTCCGCAGCCTGGGCAGCGAGGGAGCCAAGCAGCTGACCTCGGGCTTCATTGGCATTTTTGCCAACTCGGCCCTGGGCCTGGTGCAGACCGTGGAGCAGATCGGCTACGCCCTGGCAAAGCCGCTGATGCAGCCCTTCATTGACAACGCAGAGAAAATCCGGGAAGTGTTCTCGAACTTCTTTGCCGCCATCGCTCCGTTTTTTGTGGGTATCTCGGATGGCATCGCGGACTTCTACGCGGCACTCGGGAACTTGTACAACGAGGTCATCAAGCCTCTGATTGACGGTCTGGCCGAGTTCAATAGCAGCATCCTGGGTAGCCTGCTGGACAAGCTGAACGCATTCTTAGAATCGTTGACTGGGCTGGCCGACCCGCTGCACATCGCCGGAGAGACTATCGGCTTCTTGGTCGGAGCCTTTGGCGGGCTGCAGGTAGCCGCGGGGTTTGTTTCTGCCGCGGTCGGCTTCCTGGCATCCCCCTTTGGTATCGCCGTGGCAGCCATCGGGGCCGCTATTGCCGCGGGTGTGCTTTTGTACCAGAACTGGGACATGGCCAAGGACAAGGTGCAGGGCCTGATCGACACGATACAGCCCGCCTTTGCGGCCATCAAGACCGCAGCACTCAATCTGGCTACTGCCGTCGAGGAGACCTGGACTACCTACGTCGTCCCTGTCCTTGACAGCGCCAAGACAGCCATCCAGAGCCTGTGGGAGATCGTCATTCAATTCTGGGAGGGCATCGTCTACCCCATCATCCAGGAGATCATGGCGGTCATTCTCGAGCTTTGGAACGACAGCCTGAAACCGCTGTGGGACAAAATCACCGACCTCGTGCAGAGCGTCATCGCCCTGGTACAGGTGCTCTGCCAATGGGTGGTGGCTATCATTGCCGCCATCGTGCAGGCAGTTCTGGAGCTTTGGAACCAAGTGCTCGCACCCCTTATCAGCTGGCTGCTTGCCACCTTTGGCCCGGTTTTCAAGGACGTTTTCAACGCCATCGGAACCGTCGTCAAGACCATCATCAAGGTAATCTGCGACAAAATCGACATGGCGCTCACCGCACTGAAGGGCATCATCGACTTTTTGACCGGCGTCTTTAAGGGCGACTGGGAGGGTGCATGGAATGCAATCAAGCAAATCTTCTTCGGGGTTTTTGACTCCCTGCACAAGAAAGCAGCGGACGTGCTGAATGGAATCAAGGAACTGGTAGGCAACGTCGTCCAGGGCGTGAAAGACCTGGTCAGCGGCCTGGGTGACCTCGGCGGAGCTATCGCGAACAAAGTCTCCTCCGCCTGGAATGCAGTCACCAGCGGGTCTCCCGCGCAGCAAAGCATGGAAGCCCCCCTGGCAAGCCTGCCGGTGCCCGCGCTGGCCCGGGGCGCAGTCATTCCCCCGAACCACAGGTTTCTGGCAATGCTGGGCGACCAGACCAATGGCACGAACGTCGAGGCCCCGCTGGAGACCATCCA